AGCAGGAAATCCAGCAGCTAATTAACCGCGCTATTCGCGAGCATGAGCTGCGTGTGGCGTTTTGGTCCGGGCTGCTTGGTGCTGCGTTAATGGCTGGCACTTGGCACGCAATTTGGCTTTGCCGTTAGCAATTGCTCTGCATCTTGAACACTTCTAGCAACACCAGCAATACCGCCAGCGGCTTGCACAACATCGAGCCATTGCTGTTGCTCTGGTCGAATGCGACCGGTTGCGCTTTTTACTTCAATGCTGGCAAATACAGCAACTTGCTGACCAACCATGTCAGGCGTGACAGTGACCGTGCGCCAACCAATTAAATCAGCGCTGCCCTTGCAAAGGCCGAAGCTTACCGGCCTGCCGTGTTGATCCTTAAGCGTGCCGGTATTGTTTCGCATCAGCCGCACTGAACCGCGACTACACGCAAGGCGTATTCTTTGCTGAATTTCTTGCTCGCTCATCCAGCAAGGATAACCTAAAACCCATAAGCCTCCGCGAGCCGCTCTTTGTTGCGAGCGCGTAGAACGTTTTGCGCCCATGCATGTGGTTGCTTGTAGCCACGCTTTCGGCCAAGATCCACAAGCTGGTTAAATGTTCGCGCTTGCTGTTGCTCACTCTTACGCACTTCGCTCATCTCACGCGGAGAGATCTCCTCCAATTGACCATCAACAACACGCAGCTCGCGTTTATCTACTGCAAACTCATGACCGCATTCGTCACACGCACGCACGCGAGATTGCAATGCAGCAAAACACTTGGGGCATACCTTAATACTGGGTGCCTTGTCACGCTGTTGCTTTTTCTTGCCATCAAGCGACCACTCACGCTTTTCTAGATAGTGGCCAAGGCGCAATGTATTGCCAACATGATCAAGAATAACTGCAGCACTCTTGCCAGGTGATGGGCGCAAGCAACGACCAACCATCTGCAGGTGTAAGCCTACTGATTGCGTAGGCCGCAGCAATATGCAGCCGCCAACGCTGGGAACATCAACACCTTCGCCAATCAACGCACAACTGGTTAGCACTTTGATGTCGCCAGTACCAAGCGCAGACAACAAATCACGACGACGAGCTGAGTCCATTGTTCCGTCAATACTTGCAGCCGCAATGCCATAAGAATTAAACATATCTGCTACTGCCTCGGCGTGCGCAACACTACAGCAAAACGCAATTGCAGTCTGGCCATCGAGGTGTTGGTTGTAATGCGTCAGGCAATCGCCCAATACATCACCACCGCGCATACGTGCTTCAGCGTCAGCAGCATCAAAATCACCCATCCGCTTACGCAAGCCGGTTACATCAAACCCAGGTGGCGCCAACACTTTGGCAGGTGACAGGAAGCCGTTGTCAGTCAACCATTGCGCAGACGGGCCTTCTACGATTTCTTGGTAATTCTCCCCGAGACCCCGACCATCTGCGCGGATTGGCGTTGCAGTAACACCAAGAACAGAGGCACTGCCAAACCAATCAAGCACTTTACGCCAAGTTCCAGCAGTTGTGTGATGCGCTTCGTCAATCACGATAAGGTTAAAGAAATCACGCGGCAGTTTATCTAACCGTCGCGCTAATGTTTGCACGCTGGCAACTTGAACTGGCTTTGTAAAGTCCATCGAACGGCCAGCAGCGATCAACCCATGCTCAATTGGCATGGCGCGGCTTGCCTGCTCCAGCAGCTCAGCGCGATGCACCAGGATGCACACGCGGCGGCCCTTGGCAGCAGCCTGCTCAGCGATGTGGCTAAAGACAACAGTCTTGCCGCCACCGGTCGGCAGCACGGCCAACGTGGCCTTCCTGCCAGCGCGGAAGCTGTTGCGGATGCCTTCCACCAGCTCCTGCTGGTAAGGTCGAAGGGTAACGGTCATAACGGATAAAGGCTCTGGGTGCCTGTGTTGCCAATCCTAGCGGAACACGCTAGGGTCCGCAAGCCACTCGCGCCACGACAGTGCGCCTTGCCCATCCGCTATCGGTCCAGTTCAGCACTGAACAGATCGACTGGCTTGATTCTCGTCGCGCACCGGGCTTATCACGCAGCGCAGCCATACGAGCTGTTGTTCAGCAAATGATGGACCTTAACACACGCGGCATTCTTCCACCTACCCATACCTTTAACAACAAGTGAATCGAATCCAAGACCTTACACGCGGCAGGTGGCCTGACCTGCTGCAATCACTTGCTGGCTTGTCAGCAGAACAACTAACTAACAAGCATCAGCCATGCCCACTATGCGGCGGCAAGGATCGCTATAGATTTGATGATCACGAAGGCACAGGATCTTGGTATTGCAATAAGTGCGGCGGGAAGGATCACAATGGCGGCGGCGGATCTGGAATGGAGATGTTGATGCGCCGCAATGATTGGACATTCAAGGAAGCAGCAGAAAAGATTAATCAACGGCTTACGCCCATTCCACCACCAGAATTAAGCGGTTGGGACAAGGCTTGGCATTACACAGATACCTTCTATGTACTTAGGCGGGATTTGGCAAATGGTGAAAAGAAAATTCGACCTTACCGGTTCAACGGTCAGAAATGGGAGTTCAAACATGTTGAGCGCAACCGCCCCATCCTCAACCAAGACGACATAGCAAAGAAACCCGGTGTTCCCGTCATCGTCGTTGAAGGGGAGAAATGCGCCGACGCTCTCCAGTTGCTGCTGCCTTCTCATTTGGTGACTGCCTGGCCGGGTGGGGCGAACTCGATCAACTTAGTTGACTGGTCGCCGCTGGCCAATCGCAAGGTGATCCTGTGGCCCGACAACGATGACGCAGGAAGAATATGCATGGCAAAGCTTGCCGTAATACTACTAAAAACCGGGGTAGAGCGTGTACGAATTATCAATCCACCAGCGGATAAGCCGGAAAAGTGGGATGTAGCAGATTCTGGCTTCAGTAGCGCTGATGCCATTGCGTTTATTAAGGACCACCTGAGCGAACCAATTGAACTACCGGAGGAGCCAGAACAGCAAACCATCGAGGTCGAGACAGGGCCAAGGCTTGATAACACCGCGCAGTTTGTCTGCCTTGGCTTCAATGACAGCAGCTACTACTACCAGCCATCCAGCACCGGCCAAGTTGTTGCGCTAAGCCGGTCAGCGCATACGGGCACCAACCTATGTGCATTGGCGCCCCTGTCCTACTGGGAGACCTTGTATCCATCCAAGATGGGTGTGAATTGGTCAGCAGCCGCATCCTCGCTATTTGAACAGTCCGCCAAGGTGGGCGTGTACGACCCATCAAGGCTGCGCGGGCGAGGTGCGTGGTGGGACAACGACCGCTCAGTGCTCCACCTAGGCGACCGCATCATCGTGGACGGCAGCGCCCAGCCAAGCAGTGATCGGCTAAGTAATAGCAAATACATCTATCAACGGTTAGCAGAGATTACATCACCCGAGATAAATAATCCGCTAACGGTTGAAGAATCAACCAAGATTTGCAGGCTTGCGGAGCGTTTCCTATGGGAGGTGCCAGCGTCCGGTTTGCTACTGGCAGGCTGGGTAACGCTTGCGCCGATCTGCGGTGTACTCGACTGGAGGCCGCACGCATGGCTTACCGCTGGTGCCGGGTCAGGCAAGAGCACAGTCATGGAGTGTTTTATCACACCACTGCTGGGTGAGTTGGGGTTGATTGTTGTTGGCAACACAACAGAAGCTGGCATCCGCCAAGCACTTAAAGCTGATGCAAGGCCGGTTGTGTTTGACGAAGCAGAATCCAACGAAAGGTATGACCAACAGCGAATGCAGTCGATCCTGTCACTGGCAAGGATTGCATCGTTTGAATCCAGAGCAAACTTGCTTAAAGGCACGCCTGACGGAACAATTCAATCGTTTACAATTCGCTCCATGTTTTTTATGTCATCCATCGTAACTGCACTGAAACAGGGTGCAGATAAGACGCGATTTGCGCAACTGACATTACTGAATCCAAGGGAGGTGATCGCAGACACTGACAAGAGAGACAAGCAGTGGCATGAGCTGAAGCGAGACCTAGAGCAGAGCATTGACGACAACGTTGGGCGGCGCCTGCAGGCGAGGACCATCAGCCTGATACCAGTAATACGCAAATCAATTGAAGTATTTTGCGAAGTAGCGGCCAAGGAGTTCGATTCCCAGCGCCAAGGCGACCAATACGGCACATTGCTGGCGGGCGCGTGGTCCCTCATTTCAAATGAGCCCGCCACCCCAGGGCAAGCGCGAAAACTAATTCAAGACAATAATTGGGATTCGTACAGCCAGGCGACCGACAAGCCGGATGAGGTTGGCTGCCTCGAACGAATAATGCAACATCAAATACGTGTTGAAGGCGAACGAACAGTCAGCCGTTCAATCGGTGAGTTAGTCGAAATTGCAATCTACCACAAAACCGATATAGACGTTCCTCCAGGGGAGGCGGATTCGACCCTTGGAAGGCACGGAATCAAGATCGCCAGGGAGGAGAAAGTGGTGATCATTTCCAACTCCGCTCAAGCCATTGCACATATTCTTCGTGATACTGCTTGGGCTAATTGTTGGCCGACTGTGCTCTTACGCCTGCCTTGTGCCAGTCGGGCGGGTGTCACATACTTTAAGGGCGCAGGTAGTACATCTAGGGGTGTAAAGGTCCCTTTTCTTACGCTCTTACAGGGGGTGTAAGACGGTTTCCGAAAAACGGCCCTTGGTATGACTGCGATCTTACGATATTACGCTTCTTACGCTTACAGCGCAGGTATAGCCCCCCCACACACACACACACAGTATAGTAGTACAAAAAGTAGTACATATTCTCTCTTTCTTGTATGTATGTCTTTAAGTGTAAGAAGTGTAAGAAAATAGGGACTCCCCTTGCGCCGCAGTCGATTTCGGTCTTACACTAGGTGTAAGAAGGTGTAAGAAATCTCGGCAAATCCCTGTAATCCCTTGGTATGACTGGTAATTTGCTGTAAGAAAACCCGTAACACCCACTTTTCCACTGGCTGGGTCCGCCAGCCTGTTTTCAGCCTCCCCGAAGCCATGCGAAACATCAACTTCAACGCCCAGTCGATCCTTGGTCGAATCAACGCCATCGAGAGCACTCAGATCCGGTATGCGGGCACCCAGTCGATGAAGCGGCTTGGCTTTCAACTGCGCAACGAGTTGTCCAAGGCGATGGCCAAAGATTTCAACAACCCGGTGCCGTTCACGCTCAACTCGCCCCTGTCTCTCGCCAATGGCTTGAGCGTGGTCATCAGTATCAACGCCGACCTTGGCGGGAAGGGCCAAGAGGCAGCGACGTACCTGTACCCGGTGAGCACGCAGGACAGCCGTGGCCGTAAGCCTGCGTATGCGACTCGGTTCCAGCGTGGCTTGTGGGAGCTGGGTGTGATACCACGCAACAACTACGTGCTGTCGTGGCTGCCTGGCGCGAGCGTGCCGCGCAACAGCTACGGGAACACCTCAACGGGGTTTTTACAGGCAGTGCTGCAGGGGCTGAAGAACGAGGGAGGGCGCCTGAAGGACCCCAAGAGCGTCTACGGGGGCAATACGCGCTATTTCAGCCAGCCTGACAACCGAAGGGCCGTCAAGGGGCCTTCTAGGCTCTCTCCGGGCATCTACCGCGTGAAGGGCAACCAGCTCGACCGGCTTTTCGGGTACGTGGACAGACAGCCGACGGTGCCGACCAAGTTTGACTTCGAGGGAATTGTCCGCAACAAATCAGCGGATTTGCTGCCGGGAATTTTGCGCCAAGAGCTTGACCGCGCTATGCGTTAGCTGTAGTATTCCAAGCAGTTACCGCTTACCCGATGCCAACCGTTACCGCGAAAGCCCTTGCTATCACTGCCGATGCTGCGTACAGGGCTGGGCGACCTGTGATGACCGATGCAGAGTTTGATGCCTTGGGCGTGGTGGTTCCATGCGCTGGGCGAGTGCTGTTGAGCTTGGACAAGCGACCGATGGACGAGTGGCGGTGCCGTGAGATGGGGCCGTACACGGTGACGGGGAAGGTGGACGGTTGCGCGATTGCGCTTGCGTATGTGGGTGGCCGCCTGCAGGGTGCATGGACGCGAACAGGACGCTGCGCAATGCACGTGGCAACGCTTGTTGCCTCAGTGCCGCCCAGGATCGCCTCTAAGGCCCCTGTAACCCTCCGTGGGGAGCTGTATGGCCTAGATGGCCGCCAGAGCACCCCAGCAGCCTCTCTGAGGCGCAAGGCACCCAGCGGCGACGGTTTGGCCTTTGTGGGCTACGAGGTGCTGGGCAGCGCGGATGACCACAGCAAGCAACTGTGGTGGCTGGAGGGGCAGGGTGTTGACGTGCTGCGGTGGTGGCATTGCGCGAGTGCAGCGCAGGTGGTGAAGCTGCACCAGCGATGGCGAAACGGCGAGCTGTGGGCCGGGGTGCCAACAGATGGGATTGTTGTTCGGGTAGACGACGGCAATGCGTGTATGCAAATGGGGCATGATGGCCGGGTGCCGCGTTACGCCATGGCGATGAAGTGATGCATACTTTTTACCGCAACAAACAGGATTGGTACATTTTCCAACCCTGGAAGGCCAACGAGGTGCACGTGATGCGCGGCCACGGGAGGATAGGCGAAGCGCCAGGCTATAACCTAAGTGTCAAAGAAGCGGACAAATTTGCCGCTCAACTCAAACAAGAGGGTTACAGAAAATGCTCATCGCTATAGCAATTGCAAGCTTTTGCGCGACCGGTTGGTTAAATGAACTGGACAACGATTTTGGCAAACGCAGGTATACCGGAGTCGCCGGGGAGGTCCGAGGCGCTTGCTGCGATGAAAGTACAAAGGGCGTACCATGTGCTGGTACGCGACCGCAAGACTGGACGCACCAGCTTGGAGGAGGTTAGGGCAAAGAGCTATCACGAAGCGTTAAAAACAGCGCGACAAGTTTACTCTAAACAAACAATTTTACGTTTACATGAAGCTTGCACTAATTCTTGACACTGAAACAACTGGCTTAACAGTTGAGACAGCAAAACTAATCGAAATCGGTGCGGTGTTATTTGACATTGAACATCGCGCACCAATTGCTCAGCTATCAACATTGCTGCCGTGTGCCAGCAACCCGGTAGAGCATATCAATAGGATTTCATCAGGACTGACCAATGCAACACCGTTGGCGGTACGCAAATCTGCTGCTGATCTGCTGAGGCAGATGGCTGAAAGCGCAGATGTGTACTTGGCGCACAATGTGGCATTCGACAGGCAGTGGCTGGGAGCATTGCCTGATCGCCCATGGATTTGCACGATGGACGATTGCAGGTGGCCGAGGGCGCCAAGGGGCAAGGCACGGTTGTCGGTGACAGCGTTGGCGCTGGCGTATGAGGTGCCGGTGTGGGCAGCGCATAGGGCAATGACTGACTGCATCTACTTGGCACAGGTAATGGAGCGCGAGCCAGCATTGAGCGATGTGCTGGAGCAGGCGCAACAGCCACGGACGTGGTGGGTGGCGTCATTGAGTTACGAAAAGCGACAACTGGCAAAGGATGCAGGATTTGTGTGGGACCAGCAGGTGCCTAAGGCGTGGGCGCGAAAGATGACGATTGGCGAAGCGCAGGCGCTGCCGTTCGAGGTGCGGCCAGTTGCCTCTGCTTTGTGATACACTATTACAGCGACCAAAACCAAGGCCGCGCACTTTGCTTTTACAAATGAATTACCACGAACACCCAGCGCTTTCGGCTAGCAAACTGAAAACGCTTGTGCTTGGCACGCCGCGTGATTATTGGGCGCGGTATCTGGATCCTGACCGCCAAGCGTTTAAACCCAGTGATGCAATGCGTCAAGGCAGCCTGGTAGACGCCATGTTGACGCAAACAGCAGAGATGCCATTGCTGTATGTAGTGGCACCTGATTGTGACCGACGCACTAAGGCTGGCAAAGAGATATGGGCCGAGGCCCAAGATCGCGCCGCCGAAACTGGTGGCGAGGTTATCAGCCGCGAATGGTACGAGAATGGCCAGCGCATTGCTGACATGCTTTCTCAGGATGAAATCACAAGAGAGTTACTTGACGGCAGCGGTCAGAATCCACACTTCTGGAATGACGCTGAGTTTGGTACGTCTTGCAGGTACATGCCTGACTGCGAAAATCCAAGCAATGGATTACTCGTAGACCTAAAGAAATCACGCAGTCCTGAGCCGCGTGCATTTCAGCGTCAAGCGTATGCGTTGGGCTATGACATCCAAATGGCTCATTACAGCGAAGGGTATCGCGACCGGTATGGCGAGTATCCAGAGCGTTGCGTGCTGCTGGCTTACCAGTGGGATTGGCCGCATAACTACAGCGTGAACGTGCTTACAGCGGACATGTTGGAGGAAGGGCGGCGCCGAAGGGAAGAGGGCATGGCGGTGCTGCGTGAATGCTACGAGCGCGACACATGGCCAAGCTGGGGTGTAGTTGACATGGATGCACCGCGTTGGCTGAATGTTGACGATCCCGCGAACAAGACTGATGCTGACAACCTTGAATTGGAGGGGTTGGAATGACTATTACGTTTGATGACCTTTACCCTGGCCGGTTTCTTAAGGCTGGCAACATTGCAAACGGCAAGGCAACTTACACAATCAAGGCTGTTGTGCGTGAGCAAATTGAAGGCGAAAAGGGAATGGAAGATAAGGTCGTAATGAGCTTTGAGGAAACAGCAATGCAGCTAGTCTTGCCAAAAGTTAATGCTGTTGCAGTCAGGGCAATGTTTGGTAGCAATGTACAGGAATGGATTGGCAAGCGATTGACGTTGTATGCAACAACAGAGATCATGCCATTTCCTAAGCGACGCAATGATCCATGCATCAGGGTATTTGGCAGCCCTGATATCAGTGAGGAGGTTGTATGCGAGTGGACGCCGCCCAAACGGCGTAAGCTTGTGCAAACGCTGCAGCCAACTGGCTATTACCAAGTTGCGTTGCGTGCGATCAAGCAATCAACACCGGACCAGGCGGCGAAACTGCAAGATCGTGTGCTACAATTGCATAGCTCCGGGGACCTAACGGAGCAAGAACACAAACTACTGCTTGAGCAAATCCATGAGCTTTAAGGTTAGCGGCGCGTTGTTTCAGCAGCCAATTGAAAAGGTAAAGCAACGCTTGAAAGAGCGTTTTGATCCAGACAAAAATTACCCGCAATACGACGGTGTGCTTAATGTACCTGCCGATCAAGCATTTGAGCTGGCTAAGTATTTGATGGAAGGCAAGCCAGTTGGTGATCGCCAAGAGATCCCGGTTCAAATCAGTGGATGGAAGCGTCAATCACAAGGCGGGCAGCCCTATCTCAGCCTTCAGTTTGGACCGCATTACAAGTATGAAGCGGTTGCCGCTGATGCAACAGTTGCAAGCGCTAAATCATTGGCTACTGCAACCAGTGGTACTGTGATCGACGAAGACGACATTCCGTTCTGAAGCCATGAGAATCCACGGCAAAAAAGCTTACTATCAAATCTTGCTTGATGTTGACAAAGCACAGGCCGTAGAGGATCAGGCCGCTGCAAACAATCAGCGGCCAACAAATCTAATGCGTCAATGGATTTACCAACAACTTAACAATGACACACCAAATCAAGACTAACCGAAGCGTTTACCACGTTAAAAGCTTGAGTACCGAAAACAGTTACTGGAAGTACCGCGAAGGATTTAATGTTGGCGTTCGCGGATGGGGCGAAGGTGAATCTGCAAAGGTTCTAAAAAGGGTTAACGGCTTGCCGTTTCCGCATTACAAGGTGCTCTGCCCCGATGGCTCTGTGCGTCAAATTGCGCAACTGGAGCTGATTACATTGCGGCATAAAGCCTGATCGCCAATGCTTGCTTGTTGCCCCGAGTGCAGCGCAAATGCTGGCGTGGTAATGAGGACTCGCGTGCTGCGTAACGATACCCGGCGCCGCCGTTACGAATGCCGCTCATGCGGCCATCGGTGGACGGTAGTAGACGGTGAAGTGCCAGCACGCCTTCATCCACAGCGCGACCGTAGCAAGCCTGTCAGCCGCAAGGGATTTGACGTTGAGGCTGTGGAAGCAATTCTGACTTCACGCGAAAGCGACGGAGCGATTGCCGAGGCTTACGGTTGCACGCGCCAGGCAATCAACCAGCTACGGACCGGGAGAACGCATGCGGAGGTGCTGCCAGAGCTGCCGCGACGTGGTGCAGTTTTGTGCTACAGTTGCAAGCACTGGAGCAAGGACCGGTGTGGGTTTGACCTACCCGAGGCCGGAAGTCCAGAATCTACCGATTGTAATTATTATGACCGATGACGAAATCTTTTGGACGCTAGACGTAGCGTCACGCTTTGGCGGTTCGTTTTTCGCTGAACTTGCAAAGGCGGCACGGTTTGCTGACCCTAGGAACAAGAAACGGGTGCTAGAGGCATTCCCAGAGATTGCCGCAAACTACGGACCCGGCACTAACTTTTACCGCATGTATTCCTTTTAACGCTATGCAACCCAAACGCTTTTATTTTCAAGTTAACAATTGCTTTGATTTTGTCTGGGCAGTGAGCCGTGTCGAGGCACAGCACAAGCTAATGTACTCCAAGTACGCACCCCTTTACCGGTACATCCAATGGCTAGCTTGAATTACAACGTTCCCAAAGAAGACCAAAGCTGCGGCAACTGCTATTACGCGGAAATGGATGCGCTCGCCATGGGGGACGGTCCTTTGACCTGCCACCATTCTTTCGCCAGGGAGCCTCGCCCTTCAGGGCGGGGAGGAATGGCCTTCAGGACGATCCTGCTCAGCGATGTAGCGCCTGAGCGTTTCGATGGTGGCGCCGCCAGCACTTGAAGCGAAGTAGCTCGGACTCCAAAGGTGCTCGCCGTGCGGACGCAAAGGGAACTCCTTTCGCAGCATCCGACTGGACACTCCCTTGAGCGCGTTGACCAGGGCCGACACCGCGATGGCGGGCGGGTACTCGACCAGGAGGTGAACGTGGTCCGCCTCGCCGTTGAACTCCAGCAGCTGGAAGCCCATCTTCTCGGCAACACCTAAGCAGACCGCCTCCATCCGCTCAAGGTGCTCAGCCGTCAGTACCGCTCGCCTGTACTTAACGACGAAGACCAAGTGGACAACCAGTCTGGAAACACTGTGCCTGCCTCGTCTGAGCGGTTGCTGTGCCATTACAGACCAATAGTGGTATGGTGATTGGTATGCAACTACGGTACCGCTACCGCTGCTACCCCAGCCCCGCCCAACAGCAGGCCCTGTCCCGCTCGTTCGGCTGTGCTCGGGTTGTCTGGAATGACGCCCTAGCCCTGAGCAACAAGCTCTATGGCGAAGGGCAGAAGTATCTAGGCGGTTCGGCGTTGATGGCCCTGGTCATCACCAACGCCAAGCGGACACCGGAACGGCAGTGGCTGGCCGACGCATCCCATTCGATGCTGCAGCAGTCAGTGCGCGACCTGGACCGCGCCTTCCGCAACTGGTGGGGTTCACTTACCGGCAAGCACAAAGGCAAAGCCAGGGCACCGCGTTTCAAGAAGCGGAGCAACGACCAGAGCATCCGCATCTGTGGCAAGGAGTTCCGCGTCACAGATAAAGGCGTCCGCTTCCCCAAGGTGGGCGATCTGCGTCTGGTGTGGTCCCGCCCGCTGCCAGCGGTGCCTTCCTCCTGCACCCTGATCAAGGATGCGGCAGGGCGGTACTTCGCCAGCTTCGTTGTGGAGGTGGACCGACCCCAGTTGGAGGCCAACGGCAACACCGTGGGCATCGACCTGGGCCTGACAACCTTCGCCACGCTCAGCACTGGCGAGAAGGTAGATGCGCCCAAGCCCCTGCGTGCTGCCCTCAAGCGGTTACGCAAGCTGCAGCGCAACCTCTCCCGCAAGACCAAAGGGAGCAACCGCCGCAACCGTGCGCGGATTCAAGTGGCGCGGCTTCACGCCCGCATCGCTGACACCCGCAAGGACTTCCTCGGCAAGCTCAGCACTCGCATCATCCGTGAGAACCAAACGGTGGTGCTTGAGGATCTGAAGGTCTCGGGGATGATCCGCAACCGGAAGCTGGCCCGCTCTATCGCGGATGCAGGCTGGCGGCAGTTCCGCCTGCTGCTTGAATCCAAGGCCCTGATGTATGGCCGCACGGTCAACATCATCAGCACCTGGGAGCCAACCTCTCAGCGGTGCTCAGCCTGCGGAGAGCTGGGCGGCAAGAAGCCGCTGAACATCAGGGCGTGGACCTGTCTGCACTGCGGTGCTGAACACGATAGGGACATCAACGCCGCCAACAACATCGCCGCCGCTGGACAGGTGGAGGCGCAAAACGGACGTGGAGCCAGGCATAAGACGGGTTCGCCCGCTGCAGGCTGTGAAGCGTCAACCCAACAGGGGAGCAAGCAGCTATGCCTGCTCTGACTGGGAATCTCCGGCCTTCAGGCCGGGGAGGATGTCAATCTTGCTCTCCATCGTTGGTTGATGGCGATTCAGCGCGATGGCCGGTTGTGCTTCCGCATTATTGGTGTGGAGAATGGGGGCCAATGATGTAGGATTTACTCGTCGCATTTGATTTTATGTCTGTTTTTGAAAAAGTCACCATTGACGAAGTACGCACGCGGACCATGCGTCGCACTAAAACGTCTCCGCTGCGTGAGCAAATTCTTGCCATGAAGCTGGGTGATGCCATCTTCGTGCCTTTTTACAACCCTGAAACCGGCGAAGGCTTCAAGCAGCCAACCATCAACCAAGTGGCTGGCAATCTTGGCCGCGACAGCGCTGAATTGCGGTATTGCGTCCGCAAGGACATGACACGTAACGGAGCGTTTGTTGTGTGCATGACCCGCGAAGGGGAAGGCAAAAAGCGCGGCCCCAAGCCCCGCAAATAGTAAATTATGCAAATTACATTTCAGTCGCACACGCTTGAACGGCAAATCGGTCTGTCAGATTTGCCAAAGCTGACCCGTGACCAGTTGCGTTATTTGCACGCGGAACTGGTCATGGCTGTTCAGTCAATGGATGAAAAGATGACAGAGCAGCAAGCACAAGAGGTGCCAGCCGATAAGGACTGGTTGCATCGTGTGCGCAAAAAACGACGCATATGCGTTGCGTTTGCTAGCCAGGTAAAGCAGGCAATGTCTGACAGCGCGGTAGAAAAAATCTACCGTTTGCGGTTAGATGAAATGCTGTCGCAAGAACTTGGCGAGGTGCTGTGGAGTGAATTCAAGCGTGAGGCCCTTGATTTTGCGTTGGAGCGAGTTGAAGCTTCAGATCATCCACAAGCAGTTCTAGGCGCATGATTTCATGCGTTGCATTGCTGAGGAGCTGGCAATAGGTTTCGCAAGTGCGATAGAGCATACCTTCGCGTTCTGTCATGCTGCGAGCTGTGGTTTCAGCCTCCAGCTCGCGAGTCAGGTTTTGTTTTACTTTTATCCATTCCATCAGAATCATGATTACAAAGCTTATTCATGTTACTCCAGACGCTGAGCGTTTGATTGTCAAGATGGCCAGGGTGTCAGCCCCTGACAATCAAGACAACTGGGAGACCGGCCCCAAGCTGTTGCGTTACCTGATCAAGCACAAGCACTGGAGCCCGCTAGAGATGGCAAGCATGTGCGTTGAGATTGAAACAGAGCGTGACATTGCGGCGCAAATTTTGCGTCACCGGTCATTTAGCTTCCAAGAGTATTCAACGCGCTATGCCAAAACGTTTCCGGCGGAGATGCCAGCAGTGAGACGACAGGATGCGGCAAATAGGCAAAACAGTATTGATGATTTTCCCGCATCAGCGAAGGCCGCTTGGGATGTTGCAATTGGCAAGCAGCTAACCGAAGCGTATGCCTTGTATCAGAAAATGCTAGATAGCGGTGTCGCGAAAGAATGCGCTCGTCGTGTGCTGCCATTGTGCACACCAACAACGCTTTTTATGCACGGAACGCTTAGGAGCTGGGTGCATTACATCGAGTTGCGGTCCAGTGAGGGAACGCAGCTTGAGCACAGACAGATTGCGCTAGAATGCAAAAATCTATTTTCTAAACAATTTCCAATTATTGCCGCTGCTGCGGGTTTTACTTATGATTGATTTACTGTGGCTTGAAATTTTGGCAGCTCGATGGTTGATTCGTTCGCCACGCATTGGCATGATTGCAATTCGTCAACGTGACCAGCCGGTGACCTGGGTGTTGCTTGACCCAGAGGATCAGCTAAACCGTCAGAAAGAAGAGCCAGAGCCTCCAAGCATGTTGCTTGAGCGGTTGTTCCACGAACCAGATGCCTTGCGTTGAAGTCTTATTCCAATGGCGCAGGCGTATGCGCTGGTCAATATGGAGTAAATGAAATCATTTACGAAGTTCAAACTTATTACCAACCATGGTTTTTTAATGGCTCTGTAGTTCTATGGGGTAATTCTTGGCCTAGCCGAGAAGCCGCTGAAAAGCAGGCTATCGAAATTATGTCTCACAACTAATTATGCATAAATTAATTGGCCTTTATTCTCCAGCTCCACAATCAGGAAAAAGCACCGTTGCTGGTGTGCTTGCTTCTAACGGCTATCAAACGGTGCCATTTGCGTTGACATTGAAAGAAATGCTGGTGCCAATGCTTTGCGCGTTGGGTTACCGCCAAGACGAAGCGTGGAGGCTTGTAACCGTTGAAAAGGAGTACAAGCTGCCTGAGGTCGGCGTGACCGTTCGACACATGATGCAGACCCTGGGGACTGAGTATGGCCGCCAATGCATCCACCCAGCGGTATGGCTGACCTGTTGGCGCAAGCGTGCGCAATTGCATGAGATGGTGGTAGCCGACGACTGCAGGTTTAAAAACGAAGCTGACCTGATTCGCCAGCTTGGCGGCGAAATCTGGTGCGTGATTAGGCCAGACGCTTGCCTAGAAACAAAGCACGCAAGCGAGGGCGGCTTGGATAAATACGAATTTGACAGGTACATCATTAACGATGGACCGCTGAGCCAATTAACGGGTAGAGTACAGGCAGCATTGCAAATTGAGTAAGTTGAGCTTGCGGTATCACGCTGGTCGAATGGTACTCTATGAAGTACCAAACGGCTGGCGTGTGCGCATTAAAACGCGAACAGGCAAGCTGGACTTACCGCTTGGCGGAGCGACGCTTGAGCTTTGCGTAATCGAGGCGGAGCAATTGTACGCAGACGCCAGGGGAATTACAAACACAAAGCCAATGTGTCAGCAATGTACGCATTGGCAATTTGTAAAAGCAGAATGCGGGATTGGGTTTCCAGAGGGGCGATCAAGCGGCGGAAAATTTGCCAAGTTGTGCTCAGCGTACTGGCCTGACTAATCTGGCGGTTCGATGCCAGTCCAAACTTCAATTAAGTCTTCGCGATCTTGCGTCCAAAACGCTTGATTTCTAAGCCATTCGTAGACCGATTGACTGGATTTTGATCCATTGCAACTGCGGCAGCATGCGACTAAATTTTGCTTGATTGTAAGGCCACCTTTTACGCGGGGCACTACATGATCAAGCGTGTCAGCGGGATCGCCGCAGTATGCGCAATGGTGGTCCCATGCTTCAAAAATTTGCTTGCGAAAACGATGCTTGGTTACTTTTTTAGGAACCAGTTCTGCGCCATGAATTGAATGGTTGATGTACCCGCCCTCCAGTTCGTGACATTGGATTGAAAAGTCAACAATTTCTTCGGTAAGCTCTTCGATTCTTGAGGCAACATTATCAACAAGCTCGTCAGGGTCTTGGTTGCCGTCAGAACTTGTCAAGAACATAATTTTTGCAATGTTAAGCCACCGTTTTTTAACAACAAAGCAGGGTTCTTTGTTTTTTGAAAACATCAAACCAATAGGGCAGTCACCAGGATTGCAAATCCATGCGCCTTCTTCTGAGCGATGTAGCTTGCTTGTTGGAAGCGTGGCTCTGCAGCTTTTGTGCCGTCTGCATTGCCGAAGTTGATCGTCCAACGTGGACAGGCGGCTTGCGACATTGTAGCGATCTTAACCCTTGGAGGCTTTAACCCCTTGGTCATTGTTATAGCGACCAGTTACTTGATATGTCTTATTTGGAATAGAGGCCATTTCCATAAAAACAAATTGCCCAATTTTTAGGCCGGGGTAAAGCGGCAAATTATGGTATCGACGGCTGTTGTGCAATTCCAATGTCAGCGAGCTTCCGGTCCAACCTGGGTCCGCAAAGCCAGCTAAAAGATTTTCGTAACCCTCGCGTGCGCGACTGCTTTTAAGTACAAATTGGGCGCAAATGTTGTCTGGAATGCTAAACATTTCCTTGGTTTGCGCAAGGACAAATTCAGACGGCGCCAACCAGTAAGGAGCTTCTTTTGTGCAATGCGCAATTGATTGAATTTGCAGTTCTGGCGTATGCTCAGTTTCAACCATAATTTGATCACCTAACAGCAAATCAAGCGAAGCCGGGTTAAGCAAGTTTTCGTTATATGGCGTTACCATGTTTGCGGTAAGGCACAAATGACGAATTTGATGATCAGCTAAAATCAAAATTTAGGCGAAACGCGCTCGCATATTGTACCGCCTATTTGCCGGAATTGCGCAGTTCTTAATAATCCCAGCGGACGCGAGGGCGGCCAGCGCGAATGCCAAGATGCACGAAGCCCTTTGGCGCACCGTAGCCAACGCTAAAAGGCCATTCACGGTCGCACCAGTCTTGCACCTCTTTGATACTGGTGTCTTTGATGTAAAAATCAACAGCACCTACGCTGGGTGCGTTGTACAGGTGCTCGCTACCGCTTGCGCCGCCCACTGAGCGATTGATCGATGCGGGCCTGTAACCGCTTGTAATAACTACGGGCTTGTGACCAAAGCGAACTCGCGCACGCTCAAGGAACGCAGCCAATTCAGCAGCAGTGTTGACTTGATACTGATGATGAAAGCGACGAGCTTCTTGATTTAGCGCAAACTCACCAATGGTAATGTGGGGCGTAATGCGCGAAGTAAATGGCGCGTTAGGGTTCAGTTTGGCGACATCTTGCTGCACCGTTGGCAGCCCCTTGGCCCACAAATTGCCTTCAGCCTCTCTGCGCCTACGAAGGCCCTCTTCAAAGCTGCTGCCGGGATTGCGGTACAGCATCATCGCTTCCGGCACACGGCGCCAGTCTTTATCGCGCAGCCGTGCGGTGATCGTCTCGAAGCCTTTGGCACCGTAGAAGCCAGCGCCAAGGTTATAGGCGAACGACACCAGCGCCGACCGTTGGTTGTCGCTCATCTCACGCCAATGCGGCACATCCTGCGCCAGCTTGACGGCGATGCGATCTACCTCCTGGCGTAGCATCATATCCGCTTCAACCCGGTTGATTTTGTTACCTTGCTTAACGGGCCTGCCATCGGCATAGCGAGTGTTGCCCCAGCCAATCGTCCACACGCCAGCAGGGCATTTGTAAGCGTCAAGATGACAGCCTTCAAATTGCTGAATCAGCTTGATTGCTTCGCCCAGGTCCTGCTGCTTACCGTCTTGGCTCCAAGTTTGAAACCATGGCCGGTCACGACGCATTGCAGCGGTATAGCCATTGGCAGCAAGGTCATATTCCAGCAATTGGATGCTGGCAGCTTGATGCGGAAGACCCTTGTAATAGCGAAACAAGGCTTCAAGGGTAATTGGTGCGGTGTTAGTCACGACGCCACGGCGCATGGATGGATATTGGACCGCCTAGCAGCTGGCTGTCTCCGGTTTGTAGCTCTGTGTCGATGGCGTGCTCAACCACCACTGGCGGCGGCGCATCAGGCGGCTGCGCTGCGTGCCAGTCAGCTTCAGCACGGTCCAGCTTGGCCGGTAGCGTTAGTTCAAACCACCACTGACGGATGGCTTGCTCTAGGCGACGTTGCCAACCTGGCTTGCCGAAGCTGATCAGCGCTTTTTTGTTTTAATCGCATTCAAGGCGTGCAGGACAATTTGAATAATGCTGTTGTCTCTCAGTGGTGACATGCCGATCAGCTCGGAAGCTGCTGCAATGATGATCCAAAAAGCAGGGTGGTGAAGGAAGTCCATCAGCGAGGTAGTGGGCGTGCCTCCAGTTTAGTCACACGTTGCTCAACGCCATTAAGCCTTGCGTAGGTTTCTTTGCGGTCGTCTTTGATGTCGGCGTGCATGACCTCTAGCTGAACGGCAATGTGTTCTACGGCAGAAGTAAGGCGGATGACAGCATCGCGAGCTTCATCGCTGCGGCGACTAAAGCCCATGGCTCCCATCGCGGCAACTGAAATGCTGGCGCCAGCAACGGCTGCTAAAACTTCAACCATGATGCAACAAGCTGCCTTAGTAGTTTAGCGGCCCTGCCCTCTACGAAGCTTGCGTGTGCCGCGTGGTTTGCTGCGTTTGCTGTTGCCTTGACGGGTAAGTTTTGGTTTAGCGGGCTGATGCTGAATAGCGCCAGTGCCAGTTTTGCTGCGAACGGCCATTTTACCGCTTAATTTACCGTTGTATTGTAACAGGTTTTAGAGGTGGTCTCTAGTGGGTGGAGTTGTTGTCCAGCTCGGCGGCGATGGCGAGGAGTTGAGAGCGAGACGCAATGATTCCGCCTATCTGATGGCTTTGTTTTGGGTCGTGATGCAACTGCGTAGCAGCAGCCCGCAGGGCGGCGGCGAGGGAGTCGCCATAGTCAACAAACACACCGGGCTCTTCACTGTTGAAGGCTTCCCAGACGGCAAGCGCGGCGGGGGAGAGGTCAGTCATCAGGCAGGGCCTCCAGGGCGCGGCGGATGATGCCGTCAGGGTCGATGTAGTCGTTGCACCGCTCCAGCGCCTGCTCCTTCAAGCTCGGCGGCTTGGGGCGGCGGGCGGTGCGAAGAGCGTGAGCCCACCGTGGGTTCTGGTTTTCAATTAACCAGCTCACACACGCCTCCAGCTCCATGTCGGCGCCTGCTTGGTAAGCCTGAATCAACATGACATCGTAGTTCTCGCCTTCGTCAAAGTGCTGGTCTTCCCAGTGCTTAAGCAGCTCCGGTGGTGGGGTGATGGGGTCAGTCATTGCCCGGCCTCCTGCTCTCGCAACCATGCCGCTACGACGTAAATCACAGCACGGGCTTCAGGCATCCATTCATCTACTGGTACGTTTGGATCGCTGTCAGTTACGCCATGCAGCGTTATTGCCACACGTTGCACCAGCTCTAACGGCGGAGTAATGAGGTCAGTCATGGCACGGGTGTTGGCTTCTGGCGGGTCCATTGCCTCCAAGCAATGCTGCTGGGGCTCGTTGTCGTCCCTGACCAGCTCGTACTCCAAGTGTCCGACTTGCAGGGTTAGCCGGTGGTGTCGATATTGCAGGTCGGAGAGCTGCATCAACTGCACCTCGCAGTGTTTCTCCAGCGTCTCAACCCTGGCACGGAGTTCAAGGATGCAAGCGCGGGTGCCAGATGCAAACGCCCCAGCGTCTGCCCACTGTTCAAGAGTGGCTTTCTCGTCAGTCATGGACGGTGGCCTCATAGCCTTCAGCCATTAGCGATGCTGACAGTGCCATGGCTAGTTGTTTGGTGTAGCGCTTTGTGCCGCCAGCGACCATATCAGTCACGGTCCAGCGCTTTTGATTTGTCCAGATGACAATCTTGTCGCCATCTTTCTCAAAGAAAACGGCACGGGGGTTGGTTGATTCGGTCATGGGATTAGTCCTCCTGACTTGTGGGGTTGACCTCTTCGCGCAGCCACAGCGAACAGCCGTGCTGGCCTTTGGTATCGAGCCACGCCGCTACCTCACGGATGGCATCACGGGCAGCGTCTTGATGCAGCCACTGGTCTGGGCAGATGCTGCGATCAATCGCGCAGCTCACCCGCTCCAGCAATGGCCTAGGGTAATCTTCAGTCATCGGTGCGCCTCCTGTGGCGTAGCGGTCACGGGCCAGGCAGGTCGCACTGCGCTGGTCCACCACAATGGTACAGCAGCCGCGCCAGCTCAGGCAATACCTGCTAGCCAACTCCTAATCTGCGCCAAATTGGGAGTTGAACCTTTAATAAGCGGTGGACTACTTAAAAGTTTTTAAGTAACCCGCCCAGCCCAGTTGCCGCAGTCGAAGTGAGTAGGTTACTGGGCTTCTAGCGTTCTGATTTCATCGCGCCATTCTTGCCGTTGTATAATCATTTGGGGCTTTTCTTTGTCGTAGTCTTTCAGCGCGACGTAATCAGTGTCAGACAGGAGTTGCTTGAGTTCGGCAATGCGTTGCTCGCGTTTCTGTTGTGCTTTTTCTTGAGCAAGTTGCTGAGCGGTTTTGATAGTTTTAAACATAATCAGGGCTCCTCCTCGTGGGATTCTGGTTTCCAGGTGATGGGACAGGGGACATCCCCAGACTCTATTTCAAAGGTGTAGTCTGACCAGTCGGTGGATTGATTGGGCTCCGCCAGGGCTGAGTCGTAGTGATACTGGATGGTGGCCTGCTCGCGGGTGACAAAACCGACAAAAGGAGAGTCGTCATCGGGCTCGGCTTGCCCGCCTTCGGGGATAACCGATAGGTCGATGGGAGTGCCGTCGATGGTCAGCACCAAGCCGTCAATCGAGACGCTAGTGGTGTGGTCTGATGCGATGGGCGAAAGAATGAGTTTCATGGGTTAGTACCAACGGCCAATAATAAACAGAAAAAAAGCAGTATTTGTCGAGTTGCTACGGTTTATTTGAACGTTCATTCCCGTTGTCGTGTGAGTGCTTAGTGTTATGTTTGTTGCGGTTAGTGGGACTGAACTATCAAGTGTGCCTTGAGCACTGTACAACATGCTGCCGCCCGCAGTTGAAGTAACCGCTGCGTCTACAAATGTGACAGGATGAGTTATTGCTGTTGTATTAACGCCTGACGCAGTTCTGGTTTCAACGCCATACATAAAAGCGTGTTGAGTACCATCAGCATACTTCACAAACCGCCCGTTTGCGTTTGTTCCTTGCTCTATAATACCAGGCTCAAGGTGCAGCGTGCCAGACGCATAGTTTGTTATAGGTCCAACAGCATTACGTCTAGTCAGTACATGAGCGTCGTTCCAGAGCCAATAGTGACCATCCCAGGTGGTATCAACAGTATAAAAATCAATGGTTGGATCATTTATTGATAATCCAGAGTAAATAAACCCAGATGGGTCAGGAGTACCGTCGTAAGCATCAAGATCCGTTAATTCTACTTTCGTAAAAGCTAAGGGTTCGTCAGTACGAAGTCCGGTAAAACGACCGTGCCCAAATCTAATAGGCGATCCAAGAGCAGAAGAGGTATTTTGCAATCCGATGTATTCAACCCCGTCCATACGGAATTGAACTAACCTCATGCGAAGGTTAGAGTCATTTCTTTGGATCTGGTAATTTGCTCTACGGCTGTCATTACTAGCAACAGCATAGTCTAAAACAAGCCTAGTCGAACTAGTATTTGTTGTTATGGTAGCAAAACTCCGGTTAAGAACAAGTTCTCCCCTAAATAGGGTATTGGGTGCTCTAGCCTTACACAGAAGAAGAATGTCGTTTTGTTCAATCTCTAGAGGGAGGACAATTTCTCCAGCGTAATAAGTACCCTGATCTGTCGTAGTGGGACCCCTTAGTCCGCCATCGCCTGTAAGAATGCCTTCAACTGTCGTATTTCCAATTTCATCAACAATAATTTGTTGAGTGCCATTAGTTGAGATGCCTACGCTGTTTGCGGCAGGTAGATAAATGCCATTTGTCGGTGCGGTGCTGCCAGTTGGGATCAGGCTGGCGGCAGTGCTGGTGCCAGTGGTGACGACGTTTTGGCTGCCAAAGTTCGGGCTGATCTTGGTGCCAGCGATCGCAGCGCTGGCGTTGATATCTGCATCGACGATCACGCCCGATGCGATCGAGGTGGCGATGCTTGCACCACTGGTCAAATCACTGCTGACCGTACCAGTCACATCTCCGGTGACTTCGAATGTACGGCTGCTGTCGAGCTTCGTTGCAGTTGCAGCATTGCCGGCAGTGTCTTGATTGCCTGCAGTATTAACGCCAGGCAGGTTGATATTGGCAGTGCCGTCAAATGACACGCCGCCTATTGTGCGTGCAGTCTCAAGAGCTGTTGCAGTGCTGGCGTTACCCGTCAATGCGGCGGTAATGGTGCCAGCCGTGAAGTTCCCCGAGCCATCACGCGCCACAATGGCGCTAGCGGCGTTGGTGGCAGTGGCGGTGGTAGCACTGTTGCTGACTTTACCGCCAGTGGCGATGGTCGCAAGCTTGGTGTCAACAATGCCCGCGCTGGCATTGATGTCGGCGTTGACAATGGTGCCGTCTTTAATCATGGTGCTGGTAACAGTGCCAGTTTGCGCTGTTGTGATAACAGTGCTATCAACATCAACAGTTACAGCGCCATCGGCATTTGTAATGTCAATGCCAGTGCCACCAGTCAGCGTTGATTTGGCAAGTGTGCCATCAGTTTTACCAATTAGCAGCTCACCATTGGCGTAGGTGGTTTGTCCAGTGCCGCCCTGTGCAGTAGCAACTGTAGTAAATCCTGTGCCGATGGCTCCACCGGTTAAGGTGCCGACGCTTGTAAGACTACTGCTGGTGACACCACTACCTAGGCTGCTACCCGTCAGCACATCAGCGTTGTTGATTTTATAGCTTTTACCTGTTGCAAGGTCTACGTTTTCGCTGCTAGTCCAACTATCAGTTGCATCCACCCAGTTAATTGTCTTATCAGTAGTGCCTTTTAGCGTGATGCCACCACCATCGGCAGTAGTGTCTGTTGGGCTGGTAACTTTGCCAAGCTCAATGTTTTTATCTTCAACCGTCAGCGTCTGCGTATTGATAATTGTCTCAGTACCATTAACCGTCAGGTCGCCTTGCACCGTCAAGTTGGCGTCAAATATTGCATTACCAGTTACATCTAGCGTACCGGGAATGTCAATATTACTAGCCCATTCAACGCCATCGCCATCAGCATTGGTTTGCAGCAATTGGCGTGCGGTGCCAGCCAGCAGCTTTGAAACTGGCAAGTCATCAGGCAGTGTGGACACCCAGGCACTGCCATCCCATACCTTGAGCTGCTCAGGGCTAACGCCAATATCTAGCCAAAATTCAGATTTGCTATTGCCCGAGGTGCCGCCAGACGCGGGCGTGGAATTAGGAGCAGTCGCACCAATATGGACAGGGCCAATTTTAACCAATGCGCCAGCTTCATCCTTAAAAAACAATCCAGGACTGCCGCTTTCGTAATTAACAGCAAGCTGACCAACAGCCATAATGGCCGGATCAGGTCTTTTGTTGGCGGTGCCAGTACGCAGGTGCTTAAGTGCCATTCCTTAACACCCTCAAAAAGGGCCGGAGTTATGCAACCAGTCTACTCAAAATGTGCCATCGTCCCAATCACCTGTCGCCGTACCAGTAACGGTCAGGTCAACAACTGAAAAGCTACCAGTGCCATCGCGCAATACAAGCGTATTTGCAGTGTCAATGGCAGTAGCAGCGTCAAGCTTAATTTTATCTGCACTGCTCATAAAACCTGCAGCGCCACTGGTGGCAACTGCATGAAGCGACCCACCCGCTTGATTGCCGTGCGCGTGAACGTGATCAGAGCGAGAAGCGCCGCCATCGGTGCCTGCGAATGCAGTGCCAACAGACAATGGCAGGTTGTTGCTAAGGGCAACAATTTGTGCCCCAGGCGCTTCAAGGGAGATCAGTTGCGTGATGCTGCCATCAAGGAGAATAATTTCGCCAAGCTGGTCTTCTACCAAGTCGATAGAAACAACCTGATCAGGGCTGTCAATAATTTCAACCTGGGAGACGACGCTAGGCATTAGTCATTCCTGCTAGTGGTTTCACGAACCTCAAGCGGTCCTTCGCAATAATAAAAGCGATCACCACTTGGGTAGGTAATTGATACGTCCCAGCGATGAGTTGTGGCAATTGGCAGGGCAAGCGTAGTGGCAGGATCAAGCGTAAGATCAAAGAAGCCGGGAATAGGCGAACCATTGTCTTCGGTAAGCACTGGCGTAAAAGTTGCAATTTCTACGCCATCAATATCTTTGATGTCTGCATCAATGACAGTTCCTACAGGCGTGAGGTCAATGGGATCGTCATCAATTTTAACTTGAAACCGCTTGCGGAATGTACTATTCCGCAACACAACAAACGCTCGCGTTGCTGGGTAGATGACGAGTGGTGGTAGTGCGGTCATGACTCCTCACCTTCTTTGACCTTGCTTTCCCATGGTAGCGAGCGCGTTTCGATCAAAGGCTCGTTCAGCTCTGCAATCAGTTCTTCCTTCATGGTGTCTAGGGCGCTGCCGAGGGCCGCTTCTACAAAACCAATAAAAATATCTTGCGAAACGTCGTCGAAACCAACAAAACTCATTGCATCAGGAGGTGCAAAGTTAATTACACCATCTTTGTAGGCAATTTGATTATCAATTGAGCAATGCAGTCGATACTTGACAGAATGGATGACGTTTACCATCCCTTCGTAAGACGGCAAAGCCATTAAGCCGTAAAAACGCCAGAAAAAAGTTGCACTCATTGGGTTTTCCATTTTAGGTTAAATTTCGGGCACTAGCGCCGCCGAACACATAGGCGCCATCAGTATTGTCTGCACTTAGCAAAATAGCAGGCAGTCCGCCCACATCCTCTAAAGCAAGCAGCAGGGAATAAAAAGTACCAGCCTTAGCTGATTCACTTCCAATGTCAATTGTTGAACCACGAGTAAAAGTAATTGGCACGACTGTCGCCAGCGTGTTGTTCGTGATGCCAAAATGGCTCAATGCTGTGCCCCCAGAGGGAATTGGAATGGTGCTAAAACCATCCGCAATGTTTCCATTAGATACATGAACTCTGGTTCCATCTGATCCATACAATTGGCCAAAGTCCCATTGTTTACCATTAAAGTCCCAAGCTACTGAATTTCGGCGACTGGTTATGCTAACAGTTCCCCGTAAAGCCATACGCAAAAGCTCAATAGGAGCTGCAGCGGAATATCCATGGTCAAACGCAAACTTCTGCGCTCCAGTGCCGCTGCCAATTCTAAGATCTAAATTTACTAAGCACATATTCCCAAGCAATCCTCCGTCGCCGCCCATAAATACAAACCTGTTTACAGTGTTGCTTGAACTTGAGGGAGTGTATCGAGTTAATAGCTGGAGAAAATTGTCGTCAGCGTTGTAAAATCTTATATTTATTTGAGATCCATTGCGGCAGGTCGCATTATGCAATTGGGCACCATTGCCAATGTTTACCCATGAAACAATACAATCTCTGGTCCCGACAGCAAAACCACCATCAAGGCTTAACGTTGTCCACGCTCCACTGTTATTCATATCAATTTCAACTTCTATATCTCCAAAAATACCGCCAGCGGAGTATATTACTGTACGAGCTGCAGAATACTGAGGAAGACGCGAAGTGACATTGGCGGTTGTTCCTCGACGTAATTTAATCTTGGGATTAGTAGCACCACGAGCGCCCAGTACAACCCATGGAGCAGTTCCGTTTGACAGCATCAGGGGGCCGGTTTCTATTCCTGTTAGTTGATCATGCACTGATACGACAATTTCTGCGCCGACAGGTACAAAAATAGTGCTCGCCTCCTCCAATGCAGCCGTCACCGTTGGAAAGATCCTGCCCCTTAGCCCTGGCGCACCTTCCCCAATAAATGTATGACCTGCAGTTGGGTATCCAAATGGAACTGAATTGTCGCCTGTAATAGGCGTACCGCTAGCAACGTGAAGTACGACAATGGTTGCCCCAGCTTGCGCACCACTTAGCAAATTTCGTTGCTGACGCCAGCGATTCAACCCTGGCAAGGTAATTGCCTTGTCACCACTAGCATTTAACTGGGCATTATTTAATGCAGCGTTAGTGTCATTGTCAATATCGCCAACGGTAGCTAGTCGAACTGGACCCAGCGCAATTGTGCTAGCGGCGCTCACCTCAGGGAATTGCACTGAAGTGTTGACTGTCAAATTATCAACTGTAATTTCAGTGGCAGTCAGACCATTGGGGAAATCAGTAAGCTGAAAATCATCAAGCGTGCTATTGCCAACCGACTCAACAGTTAGCGTTGCTCCTGTTTCAATATCCTCTAGCCCTTTGGGCGAAACATTGAACCCATCCTCATTGCTACCCTGCGGCACCACCCGTCCGCCGATATTGTTGGTGAAGTAGTAAGTGAACTTATTTTGCGGCGACAGATCTTTCTGCGCGGCAGGAATCGACTTTGAGTAGTTCAGGAATCCTGCCCACTCCCAAGCATGACCAAACAAACGCAGGATGCTTGGACGCCTAAATTCAAGCGCCCAGTTGCCCAGTCCATTGGCGGCACCGCCTGCAGGTGCTGTTGGGAAATCAGCAGCACTGGCCGGGTCGCGGTTTCGTGCAGCAGCAGTCTGGGGCAAAAGAGCAGTATGAGCTGCTGCAGTGGTAAAGCCCAATGCTACCAAGAACGCATGAGCGCCTAGATAGTCCGTGGCGCTGCGGTATTGGTCGCGAACAGTTCCAGTATTAGTCCAAACAGTAGTAAAATTGATTCCGCAAGTTGCAGTGTCTGCATTTGCGTCGGTATCAGTATCAAGCGTCAGGATAGGACTTTCATTCCTAAGCAAGTCTTCCGCGTCATACGCTGATGGCATATGCACAAACGTCTCGCCCCAGGTCAGCGGACTAGGAGACGCTGCTGCTGTTGTTTGATCACGCAAGCTCTGGAAGTGCTTGCCTGCAAATTTCACCACAGTGCCAGCACGATAAAACGTGTTGTTGGCATAGGAAACACTTGGAGCGCCACGACGTACTGTGATTTCTGCTGTTTTGGCCACCCCTGGCCCACCTTGCGGTCCAGTACCAGTGCCAGTAACCAGCAGCACTTCCTCGCCGCCTGCTGCCAGTGTGCGCGTAATTGCACCACCGACCCGCGCTGGATCAGTTTGAAGAGTAAAGTTACGTTCAGGCAGCCTTGCGCTTGATGTGTTGTTGAGTTGAATTGATAGCCGCCGTTCATTTGGCGAACGGGTATCAACTAGCCGTCGAATATAAACACGCTTGCCGATGGCAAGATTGACGCCAGTATCTGGGTTTACACCTACAGGATCATTGGTTCCTGATTGCGACAGTGCCGCAGTAATCGCCACGCGATCTGGTGTGTTTTTGCTCCAAGCTGACGAGGTAAGATCTGTCCGCCAGTCATCACCAGTAGGATTCTCCACCCATACTTTGGTGCCGCCTGCCAGCGTGTAACCATCACGTAGCAGTAGCGCCGGTACGGTGTCGCTGGTTTCATCAATGGCTAGTGGTGTTGATAGCGTAATAGTGGTCGAAGATATTGCGCTGATCGTGCCAAGAAATACTCGGCGGATATTGCCAACCTTTTCTCCTAAGTTCAACGGCACGCGAATGCGGCCTACTGTCCAGTTGCGGTCCTGTGGGAAAGCAACGGTCTTGTAGCCCGTGCTAAGTGCTGCACAGCCACCAAATGACGAGTTGCTATTGGTGACGGTGATCTCACCACCGTTGTCAGTGAAGTGGTGAATGCCCTGGCCAATAGCAAAGACGCTGACTTCCTGAATAAAGGCATCGTTGATTGCACTAATATGCCTGCTCAGGCGAGCAGGATTCATCCTAATGTTATCTGGAGAAGTTGAAATGTATTGCGCATAGTTTGTAGATGTCCAGTTGCCGCCGCTATAGCGCTGCCATGCTGTCATATCCTTTTGCAGGCTGACACCAGTAAAGTTGGCGCAAACCATGCTCTTTAAGCCGCTTACCTTGGCGCCATCCATGAAGGCGCCACCAATGCCATAGTCTGAGCGAATCGAGCAGTTAAAGATGTACGGACTAGCGCTAGCTGTGGTGTCCCATGCCGGCTCTGGATTTTGCGTTGTATCAATCGGTCCGACGATTTCAAACTCAGTCTTGCGGGTAACAGTCAGCGCGCTGCCAAGATCAGCGCCAGTGCCAACAGCGCTAAATACCTTGGCGTAGAACGGATCTAGCTCCGCTTTGCTGCCGAATTGAAATGCATCGAGTAGGTGGTGACTAGCATTCAGTCCCACCTTATCCATCACCGTAAAGCCAAAGAAATATCCCGTACCGGTGATCTTTAGCATCCCTCGACGGTTGCTGTAATCAGCAGCCTCATCTGCGGCTGCTGGCACCCATGTCGGCCTGATTGTTGTTTTGCGGAGATCAGGTCCGCACAAGCTGCAACCACGCGGCAGCAGCACACCGCCGACGCTAGCCGGGTTGAATGCGATCAACTCGGCAGGAGTTGGATCCTTGCTGGTTCCCCAGCTCGCCAAACTGGTGCTGGAGCTACCAGGGTCGTTGTACAGCGTATGAACACCTGTTGACAGCACAATCGACACACAGTCAACGTGCGCACGGGGGTCGGTATAGGTGTACCAGTTCTTGCTGGTAATAATCGCCGCTTCAATGACAGCGCGATTGATCGTCTTAAATGGCCTGTACGGCGTAAATCCACATTCCAAGCGCTGCAGCTCAAGGCGCTTCAGCTTGCTGGCAATGATCTCCTCGTCTGTTGCGCCTGCTTCAAAGCTGTTGTATGACCCGCCTACAAATTTATCGCTGCCGGTATATGGGTTGACGTACAGCGTGAATGGTGCCGACAGCGGATCAGCTTGAGCAATGGCACCAGCGGAAACCGCAGCATTACCAGCTACTTGACGCATCAGGTCGTTTAGCGCCGCAATTTGCTGCTGAAATTCAGCGACTGATGCAGCTACGTCAAGTGCGCCGCCTTCTCCGGCGAGCTTCAAGCTGGTCATTCAACAAGTCCCCTCATCTCAATCAGTTTACTCATCTTTGCCGGAAACGACCCGGATTTGGCCAGTGGCAATAAACTCAGCGCGAAGTCGAATAAGCTCACCGGCAGCGGTAGTGACCTGGGTACGGAAAAACAAGATGTCTGTTTGATAGTAAAGCTTTTCTTGCCGCGCTGCACCACTAAGCGCCTGAGTGCCATCACCCATCAGGAAACGAGCGCTGGCCTTGGCTCCACGGGCCGTCAACGTCAACAATTTCAGCATCGCGCTACTGGGCTGGTCTTCAATGCCAATGTCATTTGACACCTCAGCCGCAAAGCTGCCAGAGCCGCTAAGCAACCCTTTGGCATACTCGCCAAACATGTCGCCAACGCTGGTTTGGTCGAGCTGGCCCGCATCCACCTCAAACACCCATTCATTGAGGTCGCACTGCCGCTTCCAGCCGCGTACCTCCGGGTCGCTGACGATTGCCTCAATCGCGTCCGGCAGGGGGCTTACAGGCTGCTCATCAAGCAACACGGTGATCTCACCGCTAAGCACCTTGGCAGCAGTATCGGCCAAAAACTGACGGTAGCCGGTGTCGCTATTGGCAATTGCAATAATCAGTTTGCCAAAAGCTACATTAAACAATTTAATCAAGCCCTGCGTGCCGCCATTGATCGCGTCGATTTCATTGCTATAAAAACGCAGATTGTCCATCGCGTCACGGTGGACATACGCCTCAAAGACTTTGGTCAGGCCAACCTGCTGAGCGCGTTCGTAAAACGGTCGAATGCCGACGTTGGCCGGATTGCCATAGAACCCGTTACCGCCTGTGCGAGCTGTCACTGCCGGGCCAACGGTGTACGGACCAGTGCCGTAAAAGCTGTAGCCACCGGGGCAGTCAGGTTGATTGCCACCAGCAGTGTCAAAAGGTACGCCACGTTCACAGAACACCAGCACCTTGTCGCCTGACCAGAAGGCAGGCTCTTCTACGTCTAAGCCGAGCTTGGCACCACCAGCAATGCGATTATCTCGAATAATTGTTGGAGACGGCCAATCACGGCTTAACTCGACCGTGCCGCCTGTGCCAAGAATTGCCATCAGAATCTACCTTCAGGTTTGCCGGACACAACAAAGGAGATGTTTACGACAGTGTTGTCGCCAACGCTATTGCTGATGCCCTGGCTAGAGATAAACACCTTGCCGGTCATCGTGCCTTGCGTAGTGCCACGTCGCAGCACCATGGTCAAATTATCGGGCTCGTCATTGTCATTCAGAATGCGATTCATCAATTCGGTAGTCGTGTTGTCGTCAGACTTGTACAACAACGTGGCGCTGCCGCTGGTCGTGCGCTTGCCGTAGGTGTAGGTGTCATCCAGCTCGCCAATGCCTGTCGTTTCAAGCGTTGCGCGTGCTTTATCAAAACTGACATCGCGCACTTTGGCGACTTTCTGGCCGTTCCAGCGCAGTTCGCCGTGGGTTGCATTGATGATCGTCATTGGCTTACTACGCTATGGAGAGATTCTAAGCTCAGCACGCAATTGCACGCTTACCGATGCGCGGCGCCCAGGAACGCGCTCTACGGTTGGAGTGGACTGATTAAGGAAAAACCACTGGGTTTCTGTTTGACCCAAAATCCGCAGCAGACCTGGGTCTTGGATTCCATTGAAAATGACCAGCGGGAATACAACGCGCTCTAGTGGTCCCCTTGCAATCAAATAACATTCAACAATTTTTGCAGCATCTGTATTGCTAATGTTTGTGAAGCCAAGTTCAAGCACCGCGTCACTGGGAAGGTTGCTCCATAGCCGGTAGCTACGAACGCCAGACTGCGCACGCGTTTCTGTAACGGGATATTGCGGCGCTGTGAATTTACAAGCCGTTGGTTGAATTGACGGAAATTGAACGGTCATCGCTCGATTACCCAGGCATCGGCTCTATTCCAGTCTGCCACCACCTCAAGCTGACTGCTTGAATTGACAGGCATATGCGCGGCTTCAATTTCAAACGCGCCGTCCTCTGAAGGCGTAATGCGATTCACCTGATACGTGCGCACCTGAGCGTTAGACGGTCTCAACGTAAAGATTATTCCGACTGGTGACGCTTGCTGGCCACGCACGATCAACGTGTTCTCGGTTGGCGCTTCCTTGCCGCCATCCCAAGAAATAATGTCGTAGGAGCCATCAGCCAGTGGTTGAGTGCTGACCAAGGCGCCTGTAGCCGTCACTGCGCCATTTGTGAATTGGTCGTAGCTGGTCGTGTCAAGCGCCACGCGAATGTAGTCACCTGGCGACAGTGAGGTGCAGATACCCTCAAGGCCGTCGTAGGTGGTGCGGAATTTAACGCTGTGATCACGGTAACGACGCATCCGCAGCCGGAACTTGGCAATGTCAATTGCGTGTTGCTCGTTGGTGCAAAAATCACTTACGTCAATTGGCTCAATGGGTGATTGATCAGTGCTAAGCCCACCAGCTTCGCGGACTAGCACCTCGCGCTCTGAAGAAAACAGTCCAGGACCAAGTGGGTCAACGTCACTGCGCTCTTGCCGCCATTTCACGCTCACTTGAATTGGCTGACGCTCGTCAGGTGGGACGGTTTCAAACTGAAATGAACCATTGGCGATGTTGCCCGCCGTAAACAGCGCTCGCGGCGCAACGGTTCCAAAAGTGATGAAAGGCGCAAGTTGATACCTGCCATTCACTTCCCGGAAGTCAAGCAGCATCGAAGCCGCTGTGTCTGCTGTCCACTGGCGTGGTGATTCACTGCCAGGCAACACTGCGCCATCGTAAAAATAACGGCGATCTTGACACCATTGCGCAGCCTCGTGAAATGCTTCTAGATCAATAAGGTCATCGCTAATTCGACCTGGGCCGTATTTTGGATTTGTAAAGCGGTCAAGCACAATGTCCGGGAACAAATGCGATGGGCCTGCCGTTAAGTTGTTCAGCAATCGACGGATGCGAACGCCACCAGTTACGTAAGCCGAAAACTGACTAAATTGCGACCATTCAACAGAAGAGCGTATGTTGACCCCAACCAATGCAATGCCTTTGTATTCTGGCGCTTTAGTATTTACAGCGATTTCGTTAACGTAAACAATTTCGTGTTCAGGGCCTTGCTGCGCAGATGATTGCGCATTGTCGTAAACAAAACTTTCCGCCAGCTTGCCCCATGCGTCTAAATAGTTATCTTCGTCAACCAAAGTAAAACCCATACCGCCGCTGCGCAGCGTGGAATTGATCGTGAATTGATCTTTGTTACGAAGAACTGTTTGACCGTTTGCGTACCATTTTACGGTTCCGCTTGTATTGCTGACAACACTTGAAAGTTTTGCATCAAGGATAACTAGGTCACCGGCTGCGACATTGTTCCGAATCTCCCAACCTGACAGGGGTTCAAAGCGAAACTCCCACTTACCGGTAGATGGCATTTCCAAGCGCACGTAAGAAAAGCTTGGCTGCTGCGTCATTCCGCGAGTGCCATAGCAAGGACTGAGCTGGCTAAATGCATCTTCAGTGCCTGCCTGCCTGTAGCTGATTCGGAAAAAGCTATAACGCTCTTCAGAAACCGTCACCTGACCAGATTGATATTGGTCAACGATTAGCGTTGCGCCACGCTTAATCCGATCACCTTCCCTAAACAGACAGGCTCTTCCATCGGACTGCGCCAAAGACAGGCTATTGCGAAAATCGCACAAACCATTTATGCGCTGACCCAGGGTAGAGCGAATGCCGATTTCCACCACCTTGCATTCGCTTGATGTAGAAAAAGTTGCCAATGCCACTTTGAACAGATGCGCTCCGCCAGTTGCGTTCCGCCTCGTAACCGTATCGGTCCCTGGCTTTTGCAAATCAACCAGCGAAACTGTTCCAGCGGTGCCGCTACGCACAACCGTAAATTGAGCGTTTATGCTTTGACCCGACCCGGCAATGCCTTGGTCCGAATCGCTTAAAAAGATCTGATTGTTAGGTGATCGCTCAGTGCAAACCGCAAGAGCTGATCCAATTTTGTAAACATCACCAACTACAATTGCATCGTCCCATGTCTTTTGACGGCTCGCGACCGAAGAGCCAACATCGCTGGCAGTTTCAACATATGCGCCAAGCTGTTCAAAATTAAAACCAACATCAGAACGCAAACGATTTGGGCTAGTCAGCGTCTGAGGAGCGCCAGAATCTTCAGCTACTTCCAGCAGGAACTCTGTAATTGTGCCAGCGCCAGAGGGGTTGAAGCTTACGTCAGTAACAACGCCATCTACGTTCTTGACTTGAGTAACTGAGCCAATGCCAGACTTGGTGATAATAATGTCAAATGGCGCAAACAGTTCAGCGTCAATTGTGGTGTTTTTTAGCGTAATCCAGTATTCGATTCTGTACTGACCATTGACAGCGTTGGTCAGCGAAGGCAGCGCAGAATCTACGTTAAAGGTTGACTCTGCAGTTGCCGTGCCGCTTGTTGTGTTAACTGAAGCGGTCGCAACGGTCAAGAAACTTAGCCAGTCAATGTTTAGCTTGTTACCGCTTGCATCGTAAATAGGCGTTTCATCGTTAAGCTCTTTCCCTGACACCCATGTGCCCGTTGTCGGCACGCCTGAAGAAAACTCAGTCGAATAATCGCTTGTCCTGTCAAGTACATAAGTGAAGGATTGGCCTACCGTAAATGCGCCCGTTGTGATTCCAGACCTAGAAGAAAAGTAAGCATTAAATTTTTGCCGTTGAACCGTTGCGATATTGTCTATGTTGCAAACAACAATAGCATCGCCTTTCTTGCCTACTGGTTTTAGATTTGCGTTAACAACTGGCCTGACCGATGGGTTAAGTTTGAAGCCAAGGTTGTTGCCAATTAGCGAGTAAATGCCAAACGTCGTTGAATTTGATGGCTTGCTGGATGCAGAAAAATCAGCCGCATATGCATTGCCAACGCTGCGTAGCTGGAAAACATCAGCCGCTCCATCGTTTTGAGCATTGGCAAAATCATTGCCAGCACTTCGACCAGCAATGCGATCCGCAGAGCTGATGCGACCACCATCAGGCTTGTAATAAATTGTCAGCCGACTGGAAGATTGATTCGCCCCAACGCTCAACAGGTCATAAGCAGAAATGCTATTGCTACCAATCGCAAAGCCTAGGGACTGAACGCTGTCGATTTCGCCTTCGCTGAGCATAAAAATTGCTCTAAGCAATTGGCTGCCACCCAGGCTCCAAATTTGCGACCACAACAGCGGCGTGTTAACCCGAATGCCTCCATACAACCGCCCATCAAGATTTTCGCGCCTTGCGTAAACAATTGGAATTGGCGCTCCCCTGGCTGCAACATCTTGCACAGCGTCAAAGCCAGATCGCGGTGCAAATGTCTGCAACGATGTTTGCCCTTGCCCTGTTCGCTGTCTTGCCTCCAGCAAGGCTGGCCTAGGCGTCCTAGGGCGTGGCGCTAGTGCTGCTGCAATAAGCGACAAGCCAACGCTAATGACCACGCTGACCAGAATTGACACAGGGTCGAGCCCGGCCACTACAGCAGGCTGCGGACCCTGCTGCGCACGTCGCCGCAACTCATCGCGCCACACTTCATATTGCTCGTCTGTTAGCTCAAGCAGCTCAGCGATGTAGCGATCAGATGGCAGCAAGACGTGGCCTCCAGAATTGAACAGGCATCATGGCTAGCGGAACCCACTGGACGCCACGACGGTGATGAACGCGCAACACCCCTTCATCTACCATAATACTGATTCCAAAGCCCGTGCCATTGTGATGCATACACATGGCATACGGTTCAGGGTCACATGGTTCCATCAATCGACGCCATTCGCGTTCCAAAGCTGACCATTCGCCATTGGCTGCCATTGCAAACCACTGTGGATCCAAGGGCGGCGTAGGCAGGCCAGCCGCAACACGTATCTTATGCGCCACAACAAGGCAATCAGCGCCAACTCCATCGTCAGGGTCCGCACCAATCTCATGCGGCAGTTTTTGTTCAATCCAGCGGTGGTAATTGATCATTGCAACGTAAGAGTGCCCGTGACAGGCAATGAGCCGACCAATTCTTGAGAAAGTACGCGCCCGCCACCATTGCGCACAGCATCCAGGGGTGAGGCAAGTTGCAAGCGGACCACAGGCTCGCTGCTGTCATGCTGCACTTGCTGTGTCGCCCAATACTCTGATTGCAGCAAAGGACCAAGGCTTAAATCACTGCGATTGACCAGCACAGTCTTCACTTCCAGCAGCCAGTCCTCTTCGACTGCTTCGGTAAAAATGTTAAGCGTCAAAGCACTCATCGGGGCGCCTAACACGGCTTCGCTTCGGTCGCCGCCTGCGCTAGATGCATTTGTTGCAACTGCAACTGGCGCGTAAGGATAAAATCCACCTTCGTAATCAATTGACTGGCCGACATAAAAATTCTGAGCAAGCCAAGGCGTAAAAAGACCATTGCGTCGCTTAAACCGAAGAAAGTTACAGAGTTCCATTAGGCCAGACCCACGGCACGACGAGCACTTGGATTGTTACGCAAGCGTTTTTGCGCCAGTTCTGCACCACGCGATGCTGCAACTTGTCCAATCTTTTCAGCCTCTTGTCGCGTAACAAATTCCATGCCATTGATGACTACGGTTTCAAATCGAATCAAGCCATCGCCCGCCATGCTTGCGCTGCCAGTTTCACTTGCGTTCATCGCCTGGAATGGCACCGTCAAGGCAGAAGTGGCAGCCTGGAATGGCACGTTGCCGCCTTCTTGAGTGGCCGTCGGCTGTGCACCATTGGCAAATGGCACGCGCAAAGCTTGGCGCGTAGCTGCTGCAGCAGCAAGCACTTCTGTAGGAACAATTTGCCCAGCTTGGGTCGGAACAAACAACTCAGGGCCGCGTTCACCAACCAGCGAGGCGCGGCCTACGGGCGGGCGGCCACCGTTGGCGAAGCCTGGCATTGCCGACAAACCTTGGACAATTGCGTTTCCTGCTGCTCCTCCGCCTGCGCCTCCCCCTGCGCCCGCAGCATCACCCCCTGGGAACAGCTTAACGATTTGATTTAGGAGTGCTAGCCTGATCCACTGCGCAATCATTTTGGCGGCCATGTCAGCAAAATAATCAGCAAGACTTGAGAAGAAGTTGCGAAGTGCTTCTTTGGCGCTCATGCTACCTGTGATCAAGCCCTTGAACGAGTCTGCAAACGCATCACCAATAGCGCCTGCAGCGCTAATAAGTTGATTGACAGGATCAACAAGTTGATCTAAAACTTCTCGCGTTTCCTTGATCGCCTCTTTGACCCGCTCAAAGTTAGTAGGGTCCGGCGGATCATACAATTCTCTTGCGGCCTCTATAGCCGAAACGCTATCACCACGCAACTGCGCGAGTCGTTCTTCAATTTCTAAAATTCTTTCTTGAAGGTTGAGCTTTGTCTGCAAATCTTGCGTTAACTCTTGTTGCTGCTGCAGGCTGATCAACTCCCTAGTTAATCCTTGGCCTGAAATTTCTACGGCTCTTTCAATCAGATATAGCTGTTCGGCTAGCTGGGGATTGATCCCGTTTTCCATAAATTCTTTAATGCGCCTTTGCTGCCGCACTTGATTCATGTAGCCAACATTCAAGTCGTCGATTGCCTTAGTTGCATTTTCAATGTTTTGCTTAAAAGCTTGGTTGAGTTCAAATTCAGTCTGAGCGCGTGTCTGCTCAAGACGCAAGCGAAGTGCTGCAATTTTTAATGCAGTTTCTTCTTGCGGAATCTCTTCAATTTGCGCAAGGCTAATTTGACTGCGGATTTGCAGTAGTTGTTCTTCACCGCGAAGTCGAATTTGCAGCAAGTTATTGCCTGCGTCTTGTGCATCTCTAATGCGATCCTGAATGCCGCTGAGCTGTTTTTGCAGCTCAAGCGCAATCATCAATTGCGGCACTTGGCTGGCGCGACCGGCTTTATCTGCGCCTGCTCCGGCGCCTGCAGGGTCGTCAGCGGATGGGAAACGCGCATCAGTCCTGCCAGGGCCAGTGCCGACCCTGCCAAGCTCCCGCCCAATTATTTTTTGACGTTCTTTCGTAAGATTTAAAGCGCTTTCCGCTGCTTTCAATTCCTCCTTGGCCGCTCCAAGTTGAATTATTTCACCGGCCCTGTCCCCGGACATAGAACCAGGCGCTGGAAGGGTAAATCTGCCACCAGCGACAGCAGCACTGGCTGCGCCAAGCTCGCCAACTTCTTTCCTTAAGTCCTCGACTCGTTTTTTGTTTTTAATTATTTCTTCGCCAACATCCTCCATCTGTTGAATTAAAATTGGCCTGCGTTCTTCGGGAGTGCTAGCTCCACGCATTGCATTGCGAAAATTAACTTCAAGATCATTCGAGTCTCGCTGTATTTCCTCTATTTCATCTCTGGCCGCTCGCACACGGGCCAAGTCACTGAGCACTTTTGCTACGCCAACAACAGCTACTGTCAATATCAACGGAGCTGCCCATGCCGTTGCAAGTGCAAGAGTCGCAAGCTTTAGTTTCGTAAGCGCTCCACTTAGCAAGCCCACCTTGGCAGTAGTACCTGTAATTACTACGCCTCCAGCGGTTTTTGCGGCCATCAAGCCAACAAATGCTCCCTGTATTCCAGCAATGGCCGCTTTGGCTATATTCAAGCCAGCAAAAAACAAAGCAATTTTTGCCGTAGTTGGACCTATGGCAATTGTCAGATCAGCGAGCGACTTGGTTACGGTTGCAAGATTTTTGGCAAACTCAACAATTGCTTCTTCGTTTTCAGTAAAAATGCCAATTATTAACTCTTGGAACTCAGCCCCCAAGGGCTGCAGCTCGCGGCCTATGTTTTCGCGCAGTCGAGCCATTGTCGTAGCAAGGCGATCTCCCGCGGCTTGACTGCTTGACGCAACTTCTTCTGCCGTGCTGCCGAAACGCTTAATCAGCGCTTCAGTAAATTTCATGAAATCATTCAGGTCTACCTTGCCCTGAGCAAGCATCTTGTCCAGCTCAGGCGTTGTAGTCCCGATGGCCTGTGCAAACAAATTGAACGCACCAGGCAGTCGGTCGCCAATCTGCCGTCTCAATTCTTCAGCGCTTACCTTGCCCTTGCCAAAGACCTGAGAAGTAGCCAGCAACGCGCCCTGCAAGTCTTGCAGCGATCCGCCAGTACCCCTGATGCCAGCCGCAATGCCCAAGAACGCACGCTCGGCTGCGTCTACATTGCCGCCAGCACCGATAACGCTGGCCGAAAGCTGAGTAAATTGCTTGGTTAAAATGTCTTGCGGAATCGAAAGGCGACGGCTTGTGTTTTCAATGATCTGCAGTGAGCGATCATATTCAGCAGTTGACCCAACTACGTTCCGCAACGCAATTCGCTGCTTGTCAATTTCAGCGGTAAATTCCGCCATCTCGCCAAGCGATTTGCGGATGTTGCCAAGCTGTGCGCCAATAGCCGCACCAGCAAACGCGCCAGGCACCCCGCCAGCTATTGTGCCCGCAACGCCACCAATGGCGCCTTCAGGGCCGCCAAAGATGCCGCCACTGATAACAGCGCCAGCAGCCTGTGTCGCGCCCATTGCGCCCATTGGCTTGCGCTGACGGCTTTGGAAACGATCCAACCGACGTTCAACATTGGCAATCTCTTTTGTGACATCACGAAAGCTTTTGCTGGTTGGGTCAAGCTGATTCCTTAGCGTTTGCCATGCAGATCGCTGACGCTGCAAACTAGAAATACTGTTATTTGATGCGCCAGTAGCACGCCGAATATCGTCAGCTACTTGCGTGTAGCTGCGACCCATCATTTCAATCTCTCGCGTGACATTGGACATGCCAATATCAGTAATGGTCTGGAATAGACCGCTAATGGGCCGCATAGGCCGCTCAATAGTTGGCGCCACCGCGCCACGTGCACGCCCGCGTTCAATAGAACGACGAATTGCAGCCTGTTCGCGAATTTTTTCGTTTTCTTGCCTTATCGCTTTAAGGTTTTCAATACGCAGCCTGATCTCATCCTTCTGGCTTCTTCCTGTATCGGCAGTTGCTTCTGCAAGTTCTTTTTGCAGCCGCGACAATTCTTTTGCGGTTTCACCGTAAGCGGTGCTTTCCCGGTCAAGGTTTTGGAAGTCTTGAGAAAGCTCTGCAATTTTTTGACGCAATGCTGCCAGCGTATTTGGCAGTTCTTGCTGTGGCGTCATTGCGCCAATTAACGGTGCGCCAACTGCCTGAGCACCGGCAATAACTCGCTGCCGTGACTGAGCGCGACCAAATGCAATTTCGCGAATAGTAATTTCGGTTAGTGCATCGCCGTATGCGCGTGCGCTAACGCTAAGTTGATTGAGTTGACGATTTAAAGCAGCAAGTTGAATCCTGAACGCTTCTGGCTTGCGAGCGGGGAACTGAGCCGCAATTTGCTTGTCAGTTTGCTGCGCAGCTCTTCCAACCCCTTCGTAATCTTTTTTTAGAGCCTTAAGCTGATCACTTAAAGCATTAACATCGCCAGCTAATTGCCTGTAAACGTTTCCGCCAATTGTTGCTTGCGACTGCAGACCCTTGAAGGCATCAATCTGCCCTTGGATCATTTGAATGCTTTGCTTACCTGAGTTAGCAAACTCAAGCACCTCATTACGTGCGCTAGCAATCGCCTTATCGGTCGGCCCCAGGGCCTTTTGCAGGTTACGGAAGGACGAGCTGAGCTTGTCGAGGCCCTCCATGCCCTCGATGCCAAGCTTGACCAGCAGTTCTTCAATCTGCTTTGCCACTCTCGCCTCGCTGCTTGTTGATTTCGCTCAGCGCCGCCGCTTCCATCACTTGGATGTCCTCTAGCATGGCGCGTTTATCTTTCACATCATAAACGTCTAGCAGCCCCCCGGCACCCAGCAGCACCTCGTATTTCAAGCCGACATAGCCGCCCATTGTTACAGTCCATTGCGTTTGCATCCGCAAGAACATCAACACCGACTCCCAATTCTCTTCCCAGATGGCAAACTCATTGACTTCTGGCTTGGGCTGCTTTGGCATTGTGATACCAAAAGCAGCCGCGTCATCAGCCGTTTTGTCCTCAACTTGCTGCGCTCCACCCGCCCAGTAGATCGCAGCGCCTTTTAGTTTCCCTCCCGTGCTCCATCAAACGTTTCGGTGTAAGCCTTCAACACACCGCGAATCCAATACGGATCGTCTGCAAATTCTTTCATCATTGCATTGGAAAAAGGCACGGCGTTGCCCTCTTCGTCTGTAATGCCATCCCAGCCTGCCAAAACTGACTGCAACAGCTCAAGCTCGCCTTTTTCTGCAAGCTTGGCAAATTCCTTTCGGCCCAAGCGCTTGAACTGAGCATCAAATACGCTGGCTTCAAACGTACCGCCGTCTGCTGGCTCCTCAACGGTGACGGGCCATTTGAACGTCTTAACCTTTTTACGAACAAATGCCATAACTGAATGGTTGCGCTGGTAACTTTGTGCAGCATAACCCAAAAACGAAAAAACCGCCCACTGGGGGCGGCAGTGCGATGGCGAAATGCAACTCAGGCAAAGACCAGCTTAAATTCGTCATTGCCGACAGTGCTTGGCACAGCAGTAAAAGGAACCGACAGCATGTGGATGCCGTCTTGATCTTCGTAGCTGGGGTCGCCAATGTCCACGCGGGTGGAATACAGCGATACCAAGTTGCCAGCGGCATTGCCATGGATAAACGACAGGTCGCCCAGCGTTCCGTCAGACAGGGCTGCCGTGAAGTAGTCCTTGTCAGCAATCGTTGGAGCTTCAATTACGCTAGTACCGGTGGTGGCACGATCAGTAATCAGTACCTGCTTGGCACAGGAAATCAACTCGCGATAAATAATTGAGTTGCCCACGTCCAGGCTTACCGATTGCATACAACCGGTGTAGCTCAGCAGGCTGAACGCACCAGTGTTGCCGTTTTTAAAGATCAGCGGGGTTGCCTGATCTGCATAAGTGACAGCAGGAGCGGCAGTGTCAGTTGGCGGATTGTAAATCCCGGTCATCGTAAAATCAATCGTGGGAATTTCGCCCACATTCCCATTGAGCGTAAACGTGCCACGGCAACCCGTCAGCCGGTGCAGCACTCCATCAATGTTGTAGTGGATGGTGACAGAGCTGAAAGCAGCGCTGACCGGAGTGTAGATCGTTTGAAGGCCAATGCTGTAAGCACTGGTGGCGTCAAACGTGGTGCTACCAGCAAGCGGACGCAAGGTCGCAACCTTGGTAGAGCCGACATAGGCAGTAATCAAAGCGATGGCGCCGCTGCCCAGGCCACCAGTGATGCGAATGATCTGGCCTACATAAAAACCGTCAACGGCGCTAGCAGTCCCTTCCAAGGTAATGCTGTTGGCTCCACCAGCAGTTGCGGTGCCGGTCACGGCAGGGGTGATGCCAGTCTCTGCAAGCCCGCAAGCCTTCAGAACTGAGCTGTAGCGCGGAGCGGTGCCAGCGGTGCCAGAACCGGCCATCTCTACGCTGAAAGTGCATTCAACGCGAGTATTAGCAAGGAGTTGCTCTGAGGCGCCCAAATATGGACGAATCAAGTCGCGGCTAACAACATCACTCTGCAGCGGAGTGATGCTTAGATCGCGAACCAAAATTGCATCAGCAGCGCCAGGGCTCGGGTCAGTCCCGTACTGGGCTTCCGTCTCCGCCAAAATCAGGCGTTTGCGTGTCAGAAGTGGCATCGAAAGTTACCTCTTGGGTTTCAAATTGCCCCGCCATTTCCGGGGGGAGGGTGCGCTGCACAAGGGTGCGAACGCCGGTTTCAGGATTGAGGATGTACGAGCCACCCTGTCCTTGGTACGCATCTACAACAATAGGCTCAGAGGCTTGATACTCTTGCGGCCTACGACGACGTGAAGTCATTGGGTTAGGTCTTCAACTTTCGTGCGGTAAAGCACGTCGTACTCACATGAGATTACTCCAGCAGGCTGATCAGCCTCGACAAAATTGTAGGTCTCCTGCGCTGGCCGAATATCAATCGCAATTCCGCCCAGTGTTAGGTCAGCCATTAAGCGGCTGTGCATGTCAACAATTGTTGCGTCTGCCACTTGGTCAGGCGTTGCAGCGCGAACAATGACCACAACGCGAACCCTAAGCGTTGAATCCAGCTTCGGCAAGCTTGTGTTTTGCTGGTAAGTAACCGTTACAGGCTCCACCACAATGGCCGGTGTCTCGCTTCTGGCCATCGGCTCCACCCGGCTTCGATAGACGCGGTTACCAGCCCCTACAGTGCCCTGCAGGGCGGCGTAGATGGCGACAAGCACCTGTTCTCGTTTACTGGCCATTTATGCAGCCTGGAGGCCCAGGGTCGTGTCCACCGTTCAGTATCGCAACAGCTCGACGATAAAAGTAACAATTGGTCTTTCCAGCAAGTTCCAGCGCTTCTTTTATCTTGGCCCAGTTCTGACGAGTCTGAGAGTCCACTACTACAGCACCTCGCTGGCAAGCAACCTGCCGCGCCTAAAACTGATGTTACCGCTGCCGGAATGATTTGCAATAAACAACGACACCTCGTCATTATTTGCAACGCTGATCATCCAGCTTGTGACCAGCTTGGCCTCTTCAGTGCCAGTGCCAGTAAATGCTCGGCACTCGGTTTCGTCAATTGCGACGCCGTTGTAAGCGAGCTTGACGCCTAGCGTTTGGTTATTGCCCGTAACGGTTCGCGCATCAATACTGCCAAAAAATCGCAATAATTTAGTGACGCCGCTTGTGTTTTTAAGGCCAAAAGCGTTAACTGTGGCAAGCACCATGCCATTGGCGGTGTTGGCATCAAAAGTTGCGGTTAAACCAGTAGTGACGTACGCGCCTTGGCTGGCGATGTCAATAGTGCCAGTGTCCATCTTGCTGGCTTGGCCGCGCACCATCGGTGCGCTAGACCCGCTAAACGCATAAGACAATGCATTCCAGGCCGAAGCGCTGTTGCCCACCTTGCATCTAAGCGTGTCCGTTTCAATGCCAATCTCGCCAATCAGCAATACAGGATTGGCCGCTACCCAAGCCGCCGCTGTATCACGCCGTAACTGAATCCGAGCAATGCTGCTCATGCCCCGCCACCATCAAGTACGTTCCCTTCAGCGTAATCGGTACTTGCGCCACCACCGTCAACGCCAGAGTCAAGCTGTGCGACATACGCCTCGCCTGGCTGGCCGTCTGCGCCATTTGCGTCAAACGGCGTTGCAGTTACTTGATACGTCGTTTCAAGAGAGCGCTGCAGCATTATTTCAACAAAGCGACCGTCATCAATAAACTGCACATTCCGAACCGTATACCCCGCCCCATTCACCAACACTTGAGAGCCGTGCGATAAATCACCGAAATCAGACGCCTTCGCGGTGACCTTGTAATCCGTGGTCAGCACCACCCCATCGGCCACGATCTCGCTTGGCATGTCAAAAATGCCAATGCCCGTAACGCCGCCTGCTATTACGGTAACGCCAAAGTCAGCGAGAAATACGTCAAGATTTTCAGCGAAAGCCATAATTTATTATGCGTGAAACCCCGCCCAGCGTATTGCCAGGCGGGGCAGTGCAATTTAATGGAATCAGCCGTACTTCTTAGCAGCTACAGCGTTGACGCTATAGGTATGGCTAGAAGTACCAGTGACGGCAGACACAGCTTTTACAAAACGCTTGGCAGCGCCCTTAGGGAACACCAAAAACTGCTTAGAAGCAGAAGTGCTCACTTCGGCAAATGTCACAGCGCCAGAGGCTTGCTCGACGCCACCACGGCTAAACACAGTGGTAATGTCGCCGTAAGTGCCACCCGAAGTGTCAGACGATTGCAGCTTTACGGTCACAGTTGAAGTGCCGCCAGCGGCAACATCAAGAATGGCCACTACATCGCCTTCGTAATCTTTGAGATCAACAGCAGTGCCGTTAAGGGCAACTTCGCGAAGAGCAGTAGGCGCAAACGCCAATTGAGACAGTTTTTCGAGACCGGTAGAAAGAATGGCCATGGCTTACTCCTTGGAGGTGCGGGTTTGACGGGTACGACGAACCTGCGAAACAGGCTCAGAAGTGGGCTTAGGTGCAAATTCAATCTTACAGGCTGGCTCAGGTTCAACCTCGACTGCAGTTGAAACCACAGCTTTGTTTGAACTGATCAGCAAGCGTGCATCGTTTGCATCTATATCAAGAATGGAGCCTGCCGTGACAGGCTCTCCCTTGATCATTGCGCCTCGCGTAATTTCAACTTTCATGATTATCAGGTGCCAAAGCAGAAGCTGGCGGGTTGCTTGACGGCAACGTCCAGATCTTGATGAGCAATTACGCGAACGGTGCCAGCGGTGGCGCCAGCATACGGATCAACCATCAGGTCGAGGCCGCTCCACATCCCCATGACCATCATGGAGAAATCACCAAACAAGGTGTCATTGGTCAGCAGTTGATTGGACACGATCACCGGGTAACCGTTGACCTCATCATTCTCGTACACAAACTGAGCCGTGTTGACAGCCTTTTCGGTGCCCTTGAGAGCGCCACGGCTGGTGGCATTCATGATGTAACGCATGGAACCAGCGTCTGCGTTAGCGGCAGCCACGTCGGTCTCCATCGCAATCAACTCCGTGAAGGTGCCAGCGCTAGTCAGGCTTTCAGTGCCAATACCAGTGGTATTGATCAAGCCCAAGGGCTGGTTGCTTGAGCCGGTGCCGTAAATAGCAGCACGGTCAATTTCCAACGCCAGAACCCGCGTCAGGTCGTTGCGGATCATGCCCTCAACATCAATGCTCGATTGGAGCAGCAGCCGACGGCTGTAGTCCACAAAAGCAGCGACAGTCTTGGGGGTCATGTTGACCTGATCAATCGCTTGCTGCGATTCCTGAGGAGCAACGTTCTCACCCACCCAGTAGGCGGTAGCGGCCGAGGTCTGCCGAGGAATGCTGATATTGCCCTGCAGGCCAGACAGAATCGTCACGCCAGCTTGAGCAAAGGCCAGCCGATTGCGCAGCAGCTCGATGAAGCTACCGGACAGCAGATCGTCAGCCACAAGGTTGCCACCCGAGGTGGGGATATCCACCAGCAAGTCGCGACGCAGCACTTCGTTAGGCACCACGATGCCATTAGAGGCACGCTCGTACTTGCTAGCGGCAGCCTTGCCAACTTCAATCTCAAACTCAGCAGCACGCCGCGCAGCTTGATCGGAAGGATTAGCCAGGTAGTTCAGCGCCTTGACAAAGCTAAAGCGCTTGATTTCTTTGCCAGAAAGGCCAACGTCGTTGCGAGTCACGTCTTCAGATCGGATAGGTTGTTCCACAGGTTTTTGACCGAGTTTTTCAAGTACGGCAGCGCGAGCTTCGTCGAGGCTGGTGTTGCCGTCGATCAGTTCACGGGCAAGGTCTTGCATCTGGTGCCGTTCGCCCAGTGCAGAGATGGCGGCGATACGGGTGCGTTCAGCCTCGGCGGCCTTGGACCGGATCACCTCCAGATCAGGAGCTTTGTCCATTTGAGGTTCAGGGGTTGGTGATGCGGCGGGGGCCGCTTGTTCGCGCACCTCGTCGGTGCCTTCAGCGTTAATCTTAGTCTCTTCAGGTTGCATAATTTCAGTTGAAAGTAAAGAGCGACCCACGCCCACCGTGGGATCGGCGGGAATACTGACAACACTAATCTCAAAAGGTGACCAGTTTGTTGCTACATAGTCCTCACCGCGCTCTTCCATATTGTTAATGGAATAACCGAAGCTAACGCCGCGAAGAATACCGTCGCGTACGTCTGCAAGCACTTCTTGCGCAAACGGGTTACGCGAAAAACGTACTTTTGCGTATCCCCGGCGCTTTTTGCCATCAACCCATGCACGCTCGACTACCCCGACAACGCGGTCGGGATCATGGTTAAACAGCAAGGGCGCACCATCATTAAGGCGTCCCAGCTCAGCCGACTCTCCGTCGTGACTCAGAACCTCGCGGCCAAAGTAGCGCTCAACAGGGTACTCAGAGCTAAAAGGAAACTCAAAGCTCAACTCGTCCAACGCACGAAAAGCCGTTGCTTCGGTACGCTGCATCCGCTTTTCAGTTGGCGGAATGACACGCTCCTCTACTTGATTTTCCGGCTCGGACACGGTTTGGGATTCTTCTGTAGTCATTTTGTCTTCCGTCGAGAACGTGATGGGCTCTGACCCTGCTCCGAGTCAGGTGCAATTGTCTCTGCAACAATAGCCTCGCCAGCCGCTGACAAACCACTAAAAATATCGAAGTCCAATACCACGCCAGCATCGCGGGCCAGTTGACGCTCGCGAGCGATCTCAGCCAGGTTCTCGTCAAAGTCGCCACCACCCGACTGAGCAATGATTTGCGCTTTCGTCAAATAACCAGCCTGCTCAGCTTCTCGATAAGCCTTGACCTCCTTAAGCGGATCAACCCAGCTCCAGCCCCTAGTAAGCCATTTGGGCGTTTCATACCGCTCAGGACGCAGTTCGTAATCAGGCAACGGCAGCTCATTGGCCAGCACTGCAAGCGACAGCCACTCGCGAAACACGCGCATGTGGAAATTATCAATCAAATAATTTTGCACAACACGCCAGTGCTCGCGGTCTTCCAGCAAGCTCAATCGCGAACTGCTGTAGTTTGTATCGCTAAAATCTCTGCTCAACGTTTCATACGAGCAGCCAAAGCCGCTGGCAAACCTGCGCACCTTGTTGCGCACAAACATTTCAAATTGCTGGTCAGGTGAATCAATGTTTGGCACGGTGACGCTTTCGCCTGGCGCTAGGTACTTAAACGTTCCAGGCTCAAACTCGCTGATGCGCTGGTTGTTTTCAACATCGTCAGCGGTCAGCTCTCCTTCATTGTTTGTAACAAAACCCATCAGCGACGCACCAGCCCTAGCGCGAATCACCGCTGCCTCTTCGTATCCCTGCAACTGATGCGCATCTGCCATCACTGCATGGAACCAAGGCACGCCACGGTTTTGGTTTGGCCGATCTGGCAAAAACAAGTGAATTATGTCAGCCGCTGGCGGGAAAATATGCTTCTCATTGCGTTGCGCAGTATTCTGAAACCAGTAGTCGCCTGGGTGTCGGGTAAACAACGCATATCGCACAGGCCGCCCCCATTCGTCTACCTCCACGCCATTGCGCCATTCATTGCCAGCAGCAAGCGTTCCGCCTTGATACTCCTCGTCCAGCAGGTCGCTTTCAACAATTTGCAGCGCCAAGGGCACTTTGGATGTGCCAAATGGCCTACGCACAATGCGAAAAATTGCTTCGCCGCTTTCTGGCATTGCGCCAACAGCTAGCCACTCAAAATCATGAAAGCTGTAGCGGCCAGCAACGTCACAATTCTCACGGCGACACCACAAATCCCACTTTTCTTCGATCATGCGGTTTAAGCGCTCTTCGCGCTTATTTCCCCGCACTTGCATTACCTGCGACTGAAGTTTGACGCCAGTACCAATTACGTTAATTTGCGTCGTTCGCTTAGCCTGACGCGCATATGGATTGTTGCGTACCAGCTCTCGCGACCGATCACGCAACTTGCGCAGGCTTGTCCTGATCTCAGCGTCGGCGCTGGTTTGAGTAGCCAGCCAATCCGCCGTAAGCCGACTGATTAACGCACCTTGATAGGCCCGCCGACGTGGCGCAGGCGCAGGAGCATCAGGGGCCTTGCCAAAGCCAAATGCATAAAGTAGACGGTCGCGCATTCCCATGATCAGGCGTTAAATCGAACGAACATGTTGCGTGGATTACCAAGACCATTGGCAATCATTTCGGCCTGCTTTTCTCGCGCAACGTCAGCTTTTAGCTTTGCCTCAAGCTGCAGCAACTCGGCCATATCATAACGCTTAATTGACCGGTTACCAATTTTATATTCTTTTGTACTTCCGCCTGAGAGCAGCGTTCTGATTGCGCTTTGTACTGCGTCAAGGTCTTTTTGTGCTTGCGAACGACCGTCAAACGCATCCGCAACACCAGTAAACGAAAGCGATGGCTGGATTTCGATCTGCCCTGCGCCCAAGGTGATCAAAGTGCTGTCTGCAATCGACTCAGCAACCGCCTGCCAGAAATACTGACCAGCTTTGCTCAGATTGACAGTCCATTCAAAATCCCAGCCATTATTTGCTGCTAGGCCAACAACGCTGTCGCCAGATCCAATTTCATTGCCGCGTATGTAATAACGCAACACGTAACCACTGCTGTTAACAGGCGCTCCAAATTGATCCACAGTTGGCAGATCTCGCCATCGCACCGTGTCGCCCTGCCTGGCTGTCGCGGGAATTTTCACCGTTTTACCCGTAATAGCCCCAGTTTAACCTCACCATTGGCTAACGAAGCTTCGTTTTGCTCCAGTCTGGCGAGTTGCCTGCTGTCGCGGTGCTGCCTCTTTTTGCTCTGTCATCCGTTCCATCTGATCCCACAGCGACCGCTTGTCGTAAATTTGATACAAACGATGCAATGCAGAATACGCATACACCAATTCGTCAATGGCTTCGTTGCGGGCTGATGGCTTTTTCACCCAGTGCCGCTCAGGGAAGCCGTTGCGGAAACGCATGATTTGCTTTTCTGCTGTTAATTCTTCAAAGTAATCAGTTGTTGATGTAGGGAAAAAATGCAAATACCCGGCACCGGGGTCGTTGTGTTTTAACCTTCCGAACAACAGTGATTTCACTGTGTCACCTCCAACCGGAAACACCTGTGCGCCTTTTTTTACTGTCTTGCCTTGGCTGTTTACGTCCACCTTCGTCGCCTTCCCCAGCGGTGGCTTCCCCTTGGTTGACATGCCTTTGATTGCAATTACGCCCATTTTTTGGCGTTCTTTTGCATATTGATACACCACGTGCGCGTTGTAGCCCGAGTCAATAGCGCAACACAGCACTCGCCTCTCGCTGCCATCCTCAGCAATGAATGGTTTCTGCAAAATTTGATCTAGTTGCTTCCACACCTCTGGCAGCGTTGGGTCTCCATACAGTTTCACTCGATCAAGCAGCCAGCCCTCTTCCTCGCGTCCCCAGCCCCACACGCTCAGCGATAGACGGTCATCCTGTACGTCACAGCCAATCGTCAATGCAAGCGCCTCCACGGGCGGCACATGCTGCTTGTACGTCTCAGAGGCAGCACGCTCCTTCAACGCATCAGCGCCAACCTTGCTTGCGTACTCGTCTTCCCACGTTTCGCCCAACACCGTATTTACAAACGTCTTAAGCTGCTCTGCATCGTTTTTTGCGTCTAAAAACTCTTCCACCAAATTCGACCAGCTTGCGTTTGGGCTGTACGAATACGCTGCCCAAATGTGAAAAGACACGTGCTTACCATTGCCTGGTGCAGTTGGACGCCATTCGCCGCGCTCAACCATCCACCGTTTTTTGCTATGCGGTATCCATGTGCCGCATGATTCGCACGCATAGCTTGCAGTATCAGGATCGCCATCGCGCCATTTTATGTTGGCCCATTTCAAATACTGCATATGGCCGCAGTCAGGGCATGGCACAAAATATCGCTGTTGGTCACCCTGCTGATACATCCTTTCCACGCGACTAAAATCTTTAATCGTTGGCGTTGATCCAGCAACAATTTTTCGATTCCAGTAATACTCCGTTCTTCGGATGCCAAGCTTGATTTGGTCACCCTCCGTGCCAGCCGATGCCGGGTAACCGTCAATTTCGTCAAACAACACCACTCGCCTGCTAACACGCCGGAAGCCGCGAGGTGAGTTGGCGCCCACCAAACTCAGTGATCCGCCAGGGAACTGCTTTTGCAAAATGGTGTTGGCACCGTCTTTTGCCTTGGCGTCACTCACCACACCACGCAAACAGGGCGTGTCGCGCAACATTGGCGCAATTTCTTCCTTGCTATAGCCCTGCGCGTCTTCGATTGTGGGCTGCACAATCATTACGGGAGCAGGATCTTGATGGATGTAATACGCAGCAACGTGATTAAGAATTTTGCTGTACCCAACGCGAGCTGATTTCATCACAGTTACCTGCTCAACCGCTGGATTTGTTATTGCATCCATAATTCCCTTTTGATAGGGCAAAGTGTGCCATCTTCCGCTTTCTGCACTGCTTTCTGCGCTTAAATAGGCGTAAGTATCTGCCCATTCGCTCAAGCTCAGCCTTTTTGGTGGTGTAAACGCCAATAACGCTGCTCTTTCTAGCCTGCAAATGTTGCTCATTCGTCTTCTCCCGCCTCTTCAGGCGCAGCACTTGCTAAATCTTCCAAAGTTTCGCGTACAATATCGTCCAAAACATTGATTGCATCCATATCTAAATCTGGAATCCTTTGCTTTGCCTTTGTTGGTATTCCCAAGATCTTGGTTCGTGCCATCACCACAATTTCAACCCATCGCGCCTCAACCCCAGCAGCAGCCACCAACACCCCCTCCTTTTGCTTTCGTTCCAGCTCAAGCAACTCTGCTTTCAAATGCTCTGTCCTAGCGCGGCTTTCGTCGTACTCCGGTATCGCTTCATTCGTCGTGCCAAGTCGTGGGCTCATCCGATCTTCCCGACTGCGTAATACCGGTCGCTCGCCGCCGCCTGCAGGCTTGGGTCCAACACCAATTCGGGTTTGCGTGTTACGCGCCCATTCCTCGCGCATTGTCTCACTATTTACCTTCAGCGTTCCATCCACGCATTCTTTCACGCTCAGGCGACCGCTCTTGACAGCCGCGTAAACGGCTTCCCTCGTAACGCCAAGCACCCTGGCGGCTTCAGCTCGACTAATCATTGGCATAAAGCGAGTTTAGCCTGAAATCCAGCACCTGTGATAAAGTATCCGGCTTTTTCGATTGCTCGCCGGGGTAGGGGACCTATTTGTATTTATAGAGAAACAACTTTTAAATGACGTGCCAAGCCGAACGGTGGGGCCCGAAAACCCT